CCACTGCTTACCACTGCTTACCACTGCTTACCACTGCTTACCACTGCTTACCAATTAGATCAACTGGCTTAGGACGCAGAGCTTTAAGAATTTCATCGTAACTAGGATTCTTGTATTCCGCCCTATCAGGCGTCTTCTTATCAAACACAAGCTTCAAATGATCTTTAATCATCAACCATTGGTTTTCAGAGATGGTGTCTGTGTCAGATAGTTCTACGAAGCCTTGAAGCCAGTATGTGAAGCTTTCGGAATTCATGATTTTACCCTCGTCCAGTTCTCGACTGGTTATATTTTGAGTATGACATACTTATGACCGTCTGTCAACAGTTATTATTCGTATTGAGGTAAAATAGTCTTATACATAGTAAAGTCTGTTTCTGTTAAGCTTTCAAAGGCCCATTCATTACGAAACACTTCAATACTATCTTCCAAATATTCTACTTCAATATCACATACACAATAATTATTAATACGCCCACATTGTGAGCAAAAGCAAATCTCGCCCATAATGTGGACTCCGTTAGTTGTTATTTCAAGTTGTTAGTAAACCACAGTCAATCTTCTAAAGTCAAGTCTTCTTGAAAATATTTATTTAATTCTTCAAGAATCTTAGTTCTGTAATCCCTATCACTCTCTAACCACTCAGTCATTTCTCTTTCTAAACCAATTAATTTTCCAAGATTATCTAGGTCAATTCCAGTTGCTGTATATGGATTGCACTTCTCATATTCTCGCATCATTCTGTCATAGATGTTCATTTCTTATCCACCTTGCAGAATGTTGTATCACCTAATACTGTTTCCCAAGCTGAAAACATGGCCTCCCTTAGATCATCCTCAACAGAAGCTTTTACCAAACAACTGTCATGATAAGCCAAAACTGTATGTCCCTTAGCCCCCATTGCACCAACAATACGCATCATAATCTTACTGTCAATGTTTTGAAGAACAATGCCCGCATCAGAAAAGAAACGATCTTTGATGAAATCATTATGACTTTGTACAGCCTCTAGAACAGCACAATAGTCTGTTTCTCCAATCAAAGCATAGAAGTCTTGATCTTCAATTGCTTTAGAGCGGTCTTGTTTTACCTTGTTACCAAGTGTCCATGCTGCACTATTCTTGTCGTTAGAGTTCATGCCAATCAAGATAGCTAACTTAGCTAATTGACGAACAGGATTGTGTTTCTTACCTGTCTTCTTTTCCCATTCTTCTTTCAATCGACCATCAACCTTGAGAAATGATAGGTCTGCATCATAGGGAGAGAAGTCTTTACCCATCACATCATAAATATTAAATCCATTTGTCTTATACATCAACTGGTAGCAGATAGATGGGTGGATTGCAGAATAGTCCAGCTCTACAGATGACTCACCATCAATCATGAGAGAAGATGCACGAACATGCTGTGGGAGTAGTTGTACACCACCACCAAGAGTATACAGACGACCACCACTATCCATATCACCACTAAAGATACGACGATAGGATACATCAGCAATAGGAACACCATCAAATGTAATCGAACTGCCTTGTAGAGTGTCATTCATATCTCGTACCTCATTCTTAATTTCTTTAAAACCTTTGTGTCCACGAGTAGGCATCTGTTCTTTAGTCTCCCGATCACGAATGATAGCTAAATCATTCTCTTCCAATTCTTTCCAAAGATTGTAGGAAGTATTAACATTCTCCCACATCTCTTTTGTACGCTTCCTGAAGATCATACAAGATGCAATAGCTTCATCAGGAACAAGCTTCCCTTTCTCCATCTTCCAAGACTTGACATATCCTTTGTAAAGGTCAATATACCCTTTCTCTTCTAGGAAATCAACAAGAGATTTAACCTTTCTGTAATTGATACCTTGTTTTGTCTTGCTATATGCATTCCTATCCAAGCTAAAGACAAATCCATTAGCTTTCTTCTTGATTGCACGAGCAGAGTTAGACACCCACCATCTCACTGCATCTTCCCACTTGTATTTAGTATGTTCCATCACATCATCTACTATCTTCTTGTAGTATTTAGATTCATGGTAATAGATATAGCTTCTTACACACTGTAGGTTGACAGCATAGACATCATACTCTGTCATATTACTTAATTCATAGATCAATCACTTATTCTCCTTATGATTGGTTAGTAAGAGGTGGAGATAGTAGTGGTGTTAGTAGATAGATGTATTGTAGTACACTAAATGCTCTACAGGCCACGGTTTATAAGGGTTTGTCCTCATTCTACTCGGTACTTTCTCTGTTTTGCCCTCAATTCATTCCACTAAGACTATACCCTAGAAAGACCTATGTCAACCCTACACACCAAAATAATCCCTATTCCAAATCAACCTAACCACAGCTAAATTCTTTTAGCAATCCCCTTGCTTTCCACAACAAGACGTGCGAGAATGATTGCATCACTTAGAGAAGGAGGGTTTGCAATGGAATATATGGTACTTTGTTACGAAGGTAAGCAACCAGCTCAGCCGTACCGTGAGCTTATCAAAGGTGGCTTGAAACGCTACCTGTTTACCTTAGAAGAAGCTACGAATATTGTAAATGACCTGTACACGCAGTATGGTGTGTTTGGCGACCAGTACAAAATTATTAAATTTGAGGAGATTTCAAAATGAGTAACGAACGTTGGGTGACTGCACCGCAAGCAGTAGAAATTCTGAATGACGTCTTGGAGCATCTTGAATCTCTTTGTGATGCCTGTGAAGATTTTGAACAACTGAATAGTGCAATTGACAAACTGCTCCGAGAACATGGCGTCTTTGCTTGTGAAGTCTACGCACTGACTTAAGGGGCTGCACATGCGTTATTCAAAGAGTTCTTGGACAGCCAGTTACAGAGACACATGGTCGCTAGACCATACCCTATCCCCAATCATCTACGCCGGTCTTAAAAAGTTCCACGATGTCCTAGAACAAAAGAACCGCGAAGGAAAATGTCTAGGAGTCCCTAACGAATACTGCTCAGACTGTGAAACAGGCCCAACAGACCAAGAAGTACAAGATTGGCTAGACGACATCAAGAAGATGATGTATGCTTTCGAGAACAAAGAGCCTGATATGAGAGCGTATGATTTCTCTTTGGAGATGGTGCCTGTTCCGGGAGGCGTTGCTAAAGAAGGGATGTCAATACCTTATACGATTGAGAATACGAACCAAGCTGAAACTGACAGATATCGCGCTGATTGCAAGTCTCACGAACTTAGAGTTCAGGAAGGATTAGACCTATTCAGTTTGCGATTCAAAAACTTATGGTGGTAAGATTCATTTAGGGGTAATTTGAGTGACTAGAAAAATACTTTTTGGTATTGGTATAAACGATGCTGATTATAATGTGTATAAAACTGCTATGATAAATGGTAAACACACCATTATTTGGTGTTGTACTTACTATAGACGTTGGTCGGATATGATCCGTAGGTGCTATAATCCAAAAACTATTAAAATAAGACCAAACTACAAAGATTGTTTTGTTTGTGATGAGTGGCTTTATTTTTCTAATTTTAAACTTTGGATGGAACAGCAAGATTGGGAAGGTAAGGACTTAGATAAAGATTTACTTTATCCGGGCAACAAAATATATAGCCCAGAGACGTGTGTTTTTGTGGATCGTAAAATAAATGCGTTCGTAACGGATAGATCGAACTCCCGTACCGAAGGTCTTATTGGTGCATCTTTTGAAAAGGAGACTGGTAGATTTAAAGCATCTTGTCAAGATGAAGGTAGGACTATAAACCTCGGTAGGTACAGTACTTCAGAAGAGGCACACAAAGCATGGCTTGCGTTTAAGTTAGAAAAAGCGTATAAATTAGCTGCTGAGCAAACAGACCCAAGAGTAGCTGAAGCTCTAATTGACAGATATGAAAATTATGCCATACACAATTGAGTGTGATAATCTGGAAGAGAAAGCTAGATATTATGCTGATTGTGATGAGCATGAGAGGTTGGTGCAAGAAGGGTTGAATCTATTGGCACTTCGATGGAAATCGCTTTGGTGGTAAATTAATAGGGAGGAATAGAGTGAGTATGTCAGACAGCAGCAATAAAGAAATCATTCTTGAAGTGATGAAACTAGAAGGTGTGGACACATTCATTTACCATATAAACGGTAAAGTCACCATACAAGCTCTTGTTGACATCGAGAAAGAATTATTAGAATATGAAGATGAGCTTCTTGAACAAGGTGATGGACTTTACAAGATTAGCTGCAACAGGAATCCCGGAGAATATACAGATTACGGGCAGTGTGTCTACAAACCGTATTGGGATTTGTACGTAGAAGAATACAAGGAGTTGAAGGAATGAAGACCACACTTACACACTTCCATGAAGGCTCTTGGGTTGAACAAGAGATTAATGTTGTTGAACTGGTAGATGATGACCTGTACAAATGTGTAGATACTGATGGAAACCTTATAGGATATTTTCCTATAGAGAATATTGATCTTCTAGCAACATGTGGAGCATTTAATACAAATGATTGTACAACGTCGGAAGAATTGTGTAAGCTGCTTAAACCAAATACGAAAGGAGAAGATGAGTGAAACAACAAGAGATACAGAAGATTAGGGCGCTGGACCCAACACAATGTAATGGGACTTTTGCCTCTGTTTTGATGGACCCCAACATCAACCAAGCACATTATGCGGAGGTGTTGTATTATTTGTTGAGTAAAACTTTGGATGAGAAATCTTATTTAGAACGAGTCAGTAATGCTATGACTAGGGTGTTGCAGAGTAAAGGTTTGGTTCAGGAATTGAATGAGTGTCTTGAATTGGAGGAGAAATAATGGGTGAGTTACCTAAGATGAGAAAGTCTAATATGGAAATAAGTGTATCATTCCTTGCCGGAACATCCTTCCAAGATGCTAGTCAAGAAGCTAAAGATTATGCAATAAAGAATAACCTTGCATACGTTCGGTTTGACTTCAACGGTATTCATTGTGCTATCAGTCAACGGGCAGATGTTGACAAAGCTTATGAGAAATTTATGAATGCACTTAAGATTGATTCTAAGTATAAATTCTTTTGTGAATAAATATGTGAAGGATTTGTTTAGAAAAAGCTTTACAAAGCAACACAGGTGTGAGACATTAGGTACGTGGGAAGATGTGAAGCAAAGAAAGGCGGTATAATAGTTGTCTAATTAACTTAAGGAAACACTTAAATGGCAAAACGTAATCAGGCTCAGATTGTTCAGGATCGTTGGGAGAAGAAATCCGACGTTGGACGGGTGATTAAAAGCAAGTTTCAAGATGAGAATTACCTAGCTACACCAGTTACTGCTAAAAATGATGTGCAAAAATTGTTCTTGAATGCGCTTAAAGAGTTTGATGTCGTAGTATTCTCTGCACCTGCTGGTGTAGGTAAGTCCTACCTTACAATGAGTGAGGTTTCGGATTGGTTGAAGAAAGGTCTTTATGATAAGATTACTCTTTCTCGTGCAGTGATTCCAATGGGACGTAGTTTGGGTATGTTGCCTTCTACTTTGCAACAAAAGTTTGAACCTTTCCTGATGCCGATGCTGGAAGTTCTCTGGAAGCGCTATGGGAAGAGTTATTACGAGAATTGCCTTGCAAATGGTTCAATAGAGCTGCTTGCACCCGAGTACGCTCGCGGTCGGTCTATCTCTGATATATGCGTGATAGATGAGGTCCAGTGTATGGCCCCAGATGAGCTTTACACTATGCTGACTCGCATGGAATCGGGAGCTAAACTAATTCTTATTGGTGACGGCACTGGGCACCAAACAGATATTAAAGGTGTAAATGGTATTGAGTGGCTTACTAAGTTTGTGGACAAGAACCCAGAACTTCAGAAGCACATCAAAGTAATTACAGCAACTAGCGAAGATATTGTTCGCGGTGGTTTGTGCAAAGCGATGGTTAAAGCTAAAGAACGGGAGAGTAAATAATGCAGAAAGTTATGTCATCTGATACAAAAATGATGCCATTCATGGAGCCAAACAAACTCTTCATGACTGAATACCATGACCATATTAAGTTTGAATACTACTTGGTTGGTAATATTGGTGATCCTGAAGAGTATCTAGAACTGTGCCATGCTTTGCGCAACTGTAGCGCCCAAGATCAGTTCATCATCCGACTAAATTCGTCAGGAGGTCAGGTGAGGTCCGGCAACCAAATAATCAACGCGCTGAAAGAATGCCCAGCAACAACCATTGGATTTATTGAAGCTGATTGTGGTTCCATGTCAACTTTTGTCTTCTTGGCGTGCGATACTTGGGGCGTCAGCCCTTACGCTGAATGGTTTGGGCACACAGTTTCGTCAGGTTCATGGGGCAAAGAGTGTGAGACGTTTGAGGCATCTCAGTTCTTGCGTAAACAAACACATAAACGGGTTATGGAAGAGTATAATTCATTCCTTTTTCCTGAAGAAATCGAATCTCTTTTGAAAGGTTCTGATATTTACTTGGATGCTGATCAGATCATGGAACGGCTGGAAACATTTGCAGAAGCCCGTGATTCACAGCCCTGTTCAAACCCTGACTGCCAAGAGTGCGGTGTTGAACGTGAACCAGAGCTTGACTTTTCAGATATCGTGAAACAAGCAGTAGCTGATGGGATTGCACAGCATGAAAAAGCGAAAGTAGCAGCTGAAAAGAAAGCTGCCCGCACAAAAGCTACAAAAGTAATCGAGAAATCTGAATAATCACTTGACCCAGCTAATGTCCGAGCTTACACTAGACGGACATTAGCAAACAAGGGAGAGAATTTAAAATGAACCTACCACCAAATCTTGGGCCGGGAGTTTATGAACACTTTAAAAATATTTTAGATAGCATTCAGTTTGAACAGAAAGTTAGTAAAGGTAAAATTATCAGCCCTACTGGCATGGTAGTTTGGGAGGAGCCTGAAGAAGAGTATCAAGCTCGTATGAGTGAACTGTTTTACGAAGTTAAGTAAGGAGAGAATATGAAAGAACTTGATTACGATGAACGCTACGAGGATTATTTAGCAATCGTAGAACATTGTTTTGATGTTGAGCCAATGTGGTGTTATGATCTAGACTTAGAATACGCACAAGGAGAAATGTAATGACAAATGAAATTATTAACAAGTTTAACGAACACCTTGTAAAACCAGACTTGTTTCTGAACGACCCTTGGTTTGTACATAACAACGGTGCTGTAAGTTGGAATTCTGAAAATAATATTGAAGATTTGATTGAAGGTGATGGTCAAACTTATACAGAAGAGTCTTACGGTGAATCTATAGAGATTGATGGACATGTGCTATTCACTCTAGGAGATAGTTGCGGTGGTCAAGGACAAGTAATCTTTAACCTTAACAATAAAATTGATCCGAAGGATTTTGCATGAATCACAACGAAGAAGTAGTTATTGAAGGTTTGGAAAGTTCGCTAGATATTTGGCTCACAGCAGACCGTCAGGATGCAACAGAGACATTCGGAGAAGACCTTGTTTATGCTGTAGTGGAGGCATTAGATTATGAATGACATTCAGTTTAAAGTTTACCGAATTAAAGATATGCAAGAAAGGCTTATTTTAGAACTTAAAGGTATTCAAAACAACTGTCCTCATGAAGATAAAGAAGGTAAGTACAAAGGTGACATAGGGAACTGGTGTCCTGACGAAGATTCTTACTGGATTGACGCTAAGTGTTTAGACTGTGGTAAGACTTGGATGATTGATTCAGAGGGTCAGAAACAAGAATACCGTAATTTTAACGGAAAGAAAATTCAATGACTGACTACGATAGATGGCTTGACCAAGATTTAGATGACTACTATGCAGACCTTGAAAATCCTTGGCCTGATGACGAACCAGCAATAGAACCAAACACTGATTACGATAACTACGACGGATGGGATGATATGCAATGATAGAAGAGCCTATTGGTCCATTGTGTGGGAAAGTAAATAAAATCATCCCTCATATACCCTATTATCTAGCTGAAGGAAACATTGTACAAAAGAAGTGGACAGAACCTTTCGTAGACAGAGTTGGAAATAGGGCAATACTGACAAAAGTAGAAGTGCTTACGAAGAAAGGGAAGTTGGTGGATTACACAATTCAGGTGGCTTGGGAAGATTAGGAGTAGTTATGGTAGACAAGAAGAAAGAGATTAAAGTAAGTGTAATCACATATGAACAGTATATTGACTACGAATATATTGACGTCGCTAATTATTTCATTGTCTCGGCACTTCAGGAATATGTCTACTTTCATACGAACGACAGAATGCTGGCCCAAGAAAAATGCAACGAACTGTTCGGGGTATCGAAATATACCGTAAAAGCTTCCCGTATAACCAAGACTAAAAGTAAGAGTGAGTCAGGTGGATTGTCGGCAACAGGAACTGCGAGTAGGCGTAAATGAAAGACAAACACATTCAGGCATATATGGAGTGTGCAGAGGCTTTTGCGAAATGTTCTGTATCCACCAGACTTTCTGTTGGTTCTGTAATTGTCAAGAACAACCGAATTATCTCCTGTGGTTACAATGCTTTACCTGAGTTTCTGAACGGACCACTGGAAGATGAGTTCGGTAAGACCTTGCCAGAAACGAGGCATGCTGAAAAATCTGCACTGATGGGGTTGACAAAAAGCAATGAGAGTGCAGTTGGGTCTGTTTTATTCTGCACACATGCCTGTTGCAAATTTTGTTCGATTGATATCATTGACAGCGGCATCACAAAGGTCTACTATCGTAATGAGTATCGCAGCACTGAAGGACTTGAGTATCTTCGTGCAAACAATGTAGAAGTAATCAAAATTTAAAGGAGAGGAAAGTGAAACCATTCAAACCCATGCTCGCAACAGCATGTGAAGATATAACAAAACTGAATTACCCTGTCATGGCATCACTTAAAATTGATGGTATCCGTGCATCTATCCACAATGGTGTGGTAATGTCGCGCTCTATGAAGCCTATCCCAAGTAAAGCTGTACAAGCGAAGTTTGGTAAGCCCGAATACGAAGGTTATGATGGTGAGATTATCTATGGTCCGTATCTAGATAAGAATGTATTTACACACAGCACCCGAGTATGCATGAGTCACGATCTTCCTGAAGGTTTCTCAATGTCAGAGATTAAGTTCTTTGTATTTGATACAATTGGGGAAGGTAGTGCAATCGAGCGAAACAAAAAGATTCTTACAGGCTGGCCTGAAACAACTGGTGTCCATAAGCTGACGCACAGTATCATTGAAGATTCAGAAGCGCTGGATAAGTTTGAGGCAGATGCATTGTTTCGTGGTGCAGAAGGTGTGATGGTTAAGGCTATTAGTGGTGTTTACAAACAAGGACGATCTACTCTCAAAGAGGGTTATCTTCTTAAAGTGAAACGCTTCACAGATTCAGAAGCAATTATTATCGGCTTCGAGGAAAAGATGCACAATGCCAATGAAGCCACAGTTGGTGAGCTTGGGCAGACTAAGCGCAGTAGCCACCTTGAGAATATGGTGCCTATGAATACTCTCGGTAGCTTGCATGTTCGGGATATTGTCACAGGTGTTGATTTTAACATTGGCACAGGTTTTAATGATGAGCTTCGTAAAGAGATTTGGGATAATCAAGCTGTTTGGTTGAATAAGATTGTGAAATACAAACACTTTATGATCGGGTCAGTTGAGAAGCCAAGATTTCCTGTGTTCCTCGGGGAAAGAATGCTAGAAGACATGTCTAATTAATAAGGAGAACAAAATGTACACTAAAGAATCTGATTGGAATCCTGATGAAATCGTAGACACACGGAAACTACAAATTTTCTCGCTTTGTCAAATGATGCGGGCGCTACATTATGAGTTTGTTGAATACAAAGGCTCCGCATCACGATTTGAAAGTAAGCATCACTCAAACAAAGGTCGTGAAGTGTTGTCGATCCCCAGCGCTATCAAACTTTACAACGGATCACCAGCCAAGTGTGTATTCGGGCGTCCACCAGAGAAAATTAGCATCTGGAGTTTTTCGGACTACGCAATAGCTCAAGCTAAGGCTGCACGGATTTGCAAACAGGTGAAGCTCCAGTTCTGTACTCAGACCAATAGTTTTATAGTGCAGGATCATCGTATTCAGTTTGTGTTTGGCAGTTATTCTAAAACCTTCTTAGGTAATAAATATTTGTGAGGTGTGAGATGGACAGGCAAATAGTGTACCTATTCGAACAAGGCGATTGGATGTATGCGTGTGAATATAGTCACGGCTTCCATTCAGAGAAAGGAAAGTACGTAGAAGTTATAATTGGCAGGGGATGGTCGTCTCGTGAAGTGACTGACATGCTTAAGTCTTACTACGAAGAGAATTTTGAAAACTTATTTTAATTTGTGGCCTGTTTCCGTTGACTTGGAAGCGGGCCTTCTTTACAATTGGAGGATGACAATGAGGCAATTCGAAGGATTATCTGATTTCTTTAGGAATGCTACAGATGAAGAAAAGAAAGAAGTTTATTTAGAAGTAATCGAGAAAGCAAAGGAGATAAAAGATGGCACTATGTCGCTGGTCCAGCATGAACTTCACATGTGACTTATATTGCTACGAATCCGAACACAGCGGCTACGTCACACACGTAGCCAATCAACGTGTAATCGGAGATGTTCCAAAAGTAGATTACACACTATTTTCTAGTGAGAACAATTCCGAAGAAAACACCGAGAAGTTCTTTGAGCAATATAAAGCTCAGATGGATTTCTTGCATGATGCTGAGCGTAAGCCAATTGGTTTGAAGTATGATGGGCAGACGTTCTATGATGATAAAGAAACTTTCTTGTCTAGATTGAATATGCTACGAGGAGAAGGGTATAATTTTCCAGAGATTACTGAGGAGGATTTGGGGTGACACGTAAGCAATTGCACAAACAGCTTCAAATGATTCATAAGGATTTGACTAAAGTTGAAACACGAATGCAAAAGATAGCTGTCAAACTAAACATTGATAGGCATGAACACTTAGAACACTGCCTTTGGGAAGTTGAAGAGCTGCTGAAAATGTTTGATAAGGAAGAGTAAACACAATATATTGTGGATTAAGTTGTATTTATTGACATTAGACACAACATGTAGGAGTTATGAATGAACCTAGTTAAACAACGATTAGCTTGGGAGGTTAAGTATTATCTTGGAGCACCACATGAGTTTAAAGCTTATGAGGATTATAAAAAGAATAGATTGTCTGAGCACTTCCGGCTGAATGCGGCACTTGAAGAATTTATGGAATATACAATATCCCTTGAAAATAAAATAACCGAGCTTACTAGCTCAAGGTAGAAGGAAATGAAACTCTCTGTAATCACCCTGACTTTATGCTTTACTCTAATCCTGACAGGCTGTACAATTCACCCACCAAAGCAACCTGTCATAGTTGGCCCCGGAACATTCTATGCTAAATGGCAGAAAGCTGTTCTTGAGAAGTGTTCTGACAAGGCTGCTGAGGTTACATTGGATATTGTTAGGGAGAAGTCTAAGGAAGGGATGATGTTTTCAGAGGGTGATGTTATTGCTATTCATAAGTATTTGACAGAGAAATGCTCTGTTAATTCGGGTATTACAATTTAATTGGAGAGAAATATGAGAGAACTACCACCACTAACAGAAGAACAGAAACAACTTGCACAAGAAGCACGCCGAGAGAAGATTATTGCCGGCGAATCACTTCGTCACGATTGGGCTGACGTAGATCACTGGCGAATGCTTGCTAAATCTATGGGTACTCGTCTCCCGCAGTCATATCAACCAGCAACTTCTACAAAATATATCCGTAAAATTGCAAAGAAAGTAGGCGTTGATATTAAACAGTGGATTGAATCTACAGGGTGTGATAACCTTGCTGAAATTAACAAGCTAAATCCTAATATCCCGGCCTACGCAATGACTGGGTGGTATTTGGAGTACGCTGAAGAGGTTAAATCAGATCGATAAGGTACTTTTCCTGCATAAAATTTATGGAAAGTGCTTGAAACAGCTAATCTGCGTCTCCGTATTCAAATGTTCTTGACGTGTGTTAAAACTACCTATAAAATATGCAGGAAACTCAATTAACTAAGAGGTGTAAAATGTTCTTACTTATCTATTTTATCGTAACACTTATCTTCATTTACATTAACGCAACCGGATGCTACATCAGAGGTATACGCTACCCTTGGAGACAAGATATTATTCTTTGTCTTTTCTGGCCTTTCACTGCTGTTATAGGTATTCTTGCAATCATCGCTTCGGAGAGTAGGCCGTAGATGTTGTGTAAACGTTACTTTTAATTGCAATGTAACACAAACTGAACAGGAGATAAAAATGATACATCACAATACAGAGGAAGGTGGGCACTTCTCAGTAGGGGTGTCTGCTGTAGGAGAACATATCCTTGTTCAGGTCCAAAATAAGTATGGCGATCAGGCTAGAGAAGCTTTGTGTCCATATGAGGCTGAACATTTAGCACTACTGATTATGGATTCCTTACAACAACTGAAACAGAGGAATAAACAATGACCACAGAATATTCCCCTGAGAAACAATTGATCAAAGATTTCATCCGCTGGGCTAGTGATGTGCACAAGACTGCGCTTGTGCAATTCCCAGATGAATTTGCAGCAAGTCAATATGTCAATTATAGGTTCGTCAACGTTGGAAATCTTATTGAGGAGTTTATGAATGACATTCAACGACAAGATTGAACAACTAGATAAGCAATTAAAAGAGCTTCGCAAGGAATTGGAGAGTGATCTTGCGAAATATAGGGATAGTGGTTATTTAATTAAGAGGAAATTGAGGTGAATATTCAAACAGTTCAGCTTGGGTCACAGTCAATCCGTATATCTATTAAACCGGGTAAGATTGGCACAACTCCTCTATTACTCTGCACAGGTATAGGTGCAAGTCTTGAACTACTTACTCCTTTTGTAGAAGCTTTGCACGAACTAAGCCCCGATACTGAAGTCATTACTTTCGACTATCCGGGAACTGGTGGTAGCTCTACTCCATCAATGCCTTATCGTTTTACTGGCTTAGCTCGCACTATCACTCAGATGCTTGACTGTTTGGATTACGGACAAGTGGATGTACTCGGCATCAGTTGGGGTGGTTTCATCTCACAGACTCTGGCTTACGAATACCCACAAAGAGTACGAAAACTTATCCTCGCTGCTACCTGTAGTGGTGTATTGAGCGTTCCACCAAGTCTTAAAGTATTGAGTTTGATGTCTAGTCCTAAACGATACACAGATAAAGATTACGCTGCCAGCATCGCCGCTGATATTTATGGCGGAAAGTTCCGCTCAGACGACGGCCTTGCAGCTCGACATGCTGAACGAATGGGTCAAACTAAGTCTGATACGCCACACAGTCAACTTGGGTACTCTTATCAGCAGTTTGCCCTGTGGGGCTGGTCATCTCTTTGGTTCCTACATCAGATTAAACAACCCACACTATTGCTCGGTGGCGACGACGATCCTCTGATTGCATTATGCAATATGAAAGTATTGAATCGAATGATTAAAAACTCTACGTTGCATGTCTTAGAAGGTGAGGGCCATCTTTTCCTTTTAACCGAACCAAAGGTAGTCCCTATAATCAATGAGTTCTTAAACTAAAATATTGGAGAAAGAAGAGTGAAATACTACCAAGCTGTATATCAGACAGATGCACACGGATTCAATGTTGTATATTCTAAGAACATCTGGACAAGTGAGGCAGATGCACGGGAATACCTTTATGAGTTGAGTAAAATAATGGATGGAGAGGATTGGTCCTTTATGTATAGATCTTGGGTTACAGAACTATTCGTGGATACACCATAATGAAACCACTAATCACTAAAGACTCTGGAGGAAGATATTGGTGTACAATTCCAGATGAGAAATATCCCGATGGAGATGATGCAACAGTGGGAGATTGGTTTGCTTATATGTCTTGTGGCTGTGGTGATAGTCCTGTAGAGGCTTATAAGGATTGGTTGGAAGATTGTTGTGATTCGTTGAGGAGATTTAATGATGGATTGGCATGAATGGCAAACTAAACATCACTATACTTTGTTTGACTTAACTGCTGAACAAATATCAGCGGCTGAAAAGATCCTTGATAGGTTAGAACTCAAGCTTCAGGAAGAACAAGATTGGCATTGTTGGGAAGAACAAGACTTTATGGAGAATAGGTGTTTCTATGAGAATGATTTAGAGCATCTTTTGGAATTGCCACAGAAGGAGAAGATGTGATGTACGATAAACAACCACAAAGCTATGCTGATATGTTTAGTATGGCAATGCAAGAATTAAAGAAACAAACAGACTTATACTTTGAATTTAAGAAGAAAGAGTTTGATAAACACATAGAGGAGACTTATGGCAAGATTACCAAAGAAGACGGACAATGAGATTGTAGCTGAGTGGCTTATTGAGAATAGATGGCGTAACAGCCTGAACACAGACACTAAACAAAAGATGCCCGCCTTTGTAGAGGATGCTGTTATGGCAGCCGTATACATTGTTGCGGGTACTTCCAATGGTCAAGTTAACATCAGTCCAAAGCTTGTATTTAAGTGTTTAATGCTGAATGAAATCAGTGCTGAGTCTGTAGCCACTCGTGAAGTTGGTTATGAGATGAGTGATAGGCATGCAAGACGATTAGCTCAGACTGTACGCTTTGCACTAGATGGGATTAGGCATCGAATACAAGAATATGAAAATCTAATTACTGAAGAAGAGAAGGAGAAAATCAAATTGGAGAAAGACTTTATTAGAGCTTACTATCAAGGCGGTAAGAGTCCACTACATTCCCTACCAATGAAGGAACTGCCTTCTGAGATATTGCAGCTTAGGTTGGATGGGAAATATCTTGAGTATGGTGAAGCTGTTAGGGACTTTAGACTGAATTAATTACGGTCGGAGTATAGTAAAGAAATTAATAAAGGAAACAGGCATTGAAACGTGATGTAAAAATAGAAATGAGTGTACCAGCATACTACCGTAAGCTTGGTGATGATGTAGCTAATACACCAACTGGTAAAGGTCTTACGTTGGCTGAGTGTAAGAAACTTAAAGACAGCTATTACGAATACGCACTGAAAGTGGAACGTGAAGAACAGGAAGCTTTGAAAGGGTATAAGAAGAGAAGTTTTAAACGAGGAGGTAAATGATGGAAGGGTGGAAAGAAGTAGAAGGTTGGAACGGTAAATATGAGGTTAGTAATACAGGAGAAGTAAGGAACGCTTGGGACAACGTACCAGTAGCTAAAGTGATTGCTGGTATTCCTCAGTATTGGTATGTAAACCTTTCAGGTGAGTATGGTCGTGACTTGAAACGCCTACATATTCTTGTGGCTAAAGCATTCATTCCTAATCCTGATAACCTACCTATGGTGGACCATGAAGATAGGGATAAGCTGAATAACAATCTTAGTAATCTTCGTTGGGTGACACGTAGTCAGAATGGACGTAATCGAGAGACAAATATCATTGTTCAATACCACGGACAAGATAGACTCTTTATTGAGATGTGTGAAGAGTTGTTTGAAGATGACTGGTTTGTTGCTTATAAATATCTGTACCAACGGATGAAATACCATAATCTAGCTTTCTCTCGGGCACTTGAAGACTATTACAACCTACTTGAACATGGATTTGTTGGGAATACAGTGGAATGGAATGATGAAGTTGTCTATCTGAATGCCCTTTGCTCTGATTTTAATAAGGAGTACGCATCAGTAAAATCAAGGCTTTCACAAGGATGGGATATTTGGAATGCTATCTATGGCATCAAACCTTATTGGACTTATAGTTTTGAGATAACAGATCAGTTAGGTGTTGGCCATTGGTACAGAGATGGCGAGATGTTTGAAACTAACCACCCTTCTTGTATGGGTACTTGGAAACGCCTTAAAGATGAAGGGAAAACGTTAGATGAAATATTAGCTTATGACGGTAAAGACCACCTAAGGCAAACAGTTGAGGGTGTTAATGGTACTCTTGCTGAGTTGTGTAAGCACTTTAATAAGACGCTTTCTAACGTACAGACTAGGGTAGATAAGGGTATGAGTCTACGCGATGCACTACTTTCCCCTCCTGAGAGAGTTAAGAAAGTTACTATTGATGGTGTATCAGGTAGCCCAAAATATTGGTATGGAGAGTTTGGTCTTGATTATAAAACTGTAAAACACAAGAAAGACAAGTTGAAGTGTTCCTTTGAGGATATCTTAAAACACTTTGGCGTAGATCTTACTGGTAAAGTTATCTCTTATACAGACTAACACCACTTCTGTAATTTTAGAGGTCTTCTGTGAAAGCAAGACCTCTTTTCTTTTGCCTAGAATATCTGAGCAAGTATACCCTGTAAGCCTTGATTTTACTGGAGCTACCGGAGCAGTACTTAACAGATAATTTGTGGCACGTCACTGCCCCTATAGCTTTTGAGAAATATCGTACACGATTGATTAGTCCACTAACCTTTAGCGCACAAGCTATTAGCGCAACCGACATTATCTGATCGATGTCCTATGCTGGTATTCCAAATGGTATTCCAAGCCAATAACCCTACTAGACAATCTCCTTTAATAACAAGCACTTACCTCTCCGGTTCAACTTCCCACTGATCAACTGAACCGAGTGTCTAGGTGATGTAGCTCGATAGCCACCTTGTCAAGACCACCTATTAGACTACATGTACAGGGCTGGAGAGTGTAGTTGACGTGCTGTGTCAAGGGATTATTGGGTGATAGATAGTGTAAAGGAATCGTTACGGTGTGGGAAGTGGGTGACAAGAAGGCTTGTGCTTAGCCATCAGAGATGGCTTCGCATATTGATAGTGGTTAGAAAGTAAACCAAAGAGTGTAGTTAGTGTAGTCATTAAGACTAGATTGGGCAAGGCTTTGCAGCTAATTAATACTATCAACAGAAAGGATAGTAGAAGTGGGTTATATTAATCTTGTTAATAGACTAAGCCCCGCATCGCGGGGCTATAAATTAAACCTGCTAGAATGTGTTAGCTCAAACTCTCCGACCACTTAGCCCAATCTCTTTAAACATGCTAGTAGCTCTCTTTAGGTGCCACTCTGACAGGTTAAAGGCATACTTTACATCTTTGTCATACCCGTTAGGGTATCCCTTGGAGTCAACACTAGACACATATTGAAGGTCAAAGCTACCGGACATCAGTTTGAATTCACGTTGTACAAACATACTCTTACACTCCCATATCTTGTTGAAGAAGAATGCAATCACCGTATGCTTCTACGATGTCTTGGAAGGCAGCTTGTGCGCTTACTGCTACTACTTTGTAGTCTTTACCAGATACGCCGTTGTCGAAGCTAACCATCAGGGTGAAAGTCTTGTAAGTGTTGGTAGTCATTTTCGTATTCCTTGTGTTTGGTTGTTTGCTTCTGATGTGATAAGTATACGGAAACGGAGAAACCCCGTCAAGCGGGGATTTGATTTATTTTTAAATTATTCTATCTGAGCACGGGCTAGCCAACCAAGCCAAAAGTATAGGTATTTATTGGCTTCCCATACACCATAGTCTGTCACAGAGTACAGGTGTCCAGTCCACACTACGTGCTTAGGTATAGGGTAAAGTGATTCAAATTTAAGTCTTTCTTTTTCAATCGTCATTGTACAACACCCATTCATATTTACTTTTAGGATATTTCTTAAGCGCTTCGTGTTCTAATAGCTTGTCTTCATCCCAAACGTAACACAGCTCATTGTCAAGCTTCTTTCTAACATAGAAGAAGTACAGTGTGTAATCAGCAAACTCTGACGTTTCGTATTCTACTTTTATCTTCATTTACAATAGTTCCTGTGAAAGTGGCTTGACCATGCTCTACTACATTTAGGACAGCAACTGCTATTGTCTGCCGGAACCCATATTTTAATAATCAATTCTCCTCATAATTTCTCAAACCTAACAGCACTATACTCTGCATAATCCTCTGTCATACATAGGAATGATTTGTACATAAAGGCACGGAATGAATAGTCCCACAATACGACTTGTACGCCATTTAGTTGTTTGATGAATGGGGTGATTACGTTCATTATCTTGTCCTTAAGAGAAAGCTGCACCAATGAGGAAAGCACTAGCAACATAAGCTGTTGCATTTACAGTTACATTCTCGTATACACCAACAACCTTGTCAACAGCTTTACGAAAGAAAGACTTCTTCACAACTGCTACAGGATATGGGCAAGCTTTCAATACCATATCTGTTACGTCCTTACCAACTGAGCCATCTTCATAGACAGCGTAGAATGTTGGGTCTTGGAAGTCTTCAAAAGAGCCATGCTTGACACACACCATAATCACTTGACCTTTGCGATTCTTTACTTTACCAACCAAGCCCATGTGAGCTTGTACACGGCAAGATTTGATTTTGATTTGCATGGAAGGGTGTAGGAGTGAAGTGGTAGTGATCATGGTTTTAATCTCTTCAGTCTTGAGAGGGGGAGGATTCCCCGTATCTATTTCCTCTCTTCTTGTGTTCTATTGTACAGCTTCTGGTGTGGTGTGCAAGGATTATTTTAGATAAAAGAAAAGGCCCCGTAGGGCCTGTATTCTCTAGATGTATCTTTTACAAACCCATCAGCTCAATCTTAGCAAGATTAAGTGCATGACGCTTCATTACATTGTGTACGCTTTCAAAAGACTTAGCACCAACCAGACTACGCAATTCGTTATGTTGTTGCATTGTGCGGTATTGAGCCTTGATCTGTGCAAGCTTGATAGTAGCCAGAGTGTTCAGTTGTTCACGAGTGAAAGTGTTCATTTTGATTTCCTTCTGAGAGGTTGTTTGCTTCAGTGGGATCATTATCTGTCATTGATCACCTTGAGTCAACACCTTTTCACGAATTCTTTTCGTTCTTTCTAAACACCTTTCGTGTACAGTCTGCCGGGACTCTTTAGGCATCTCAAGGCGTAGCTGTAGCATCTCCTCAAGCTCTGCCTGTGTCATATGCATAATTTCTGCATAGCTCTTTTCTGGATAGTGTGCCATAGCTTCCATACGCTGTCTAGCAATAGCACCTAGCTCATCCATTCGTGTTGTGATCAGTTCTAGTTTCATAATTCACTACTCCAAATAATCATAAATCACCGTAACATCTTCAGGCTTGTATTTAGCCACAACACCCTCTTCACTCAAACTCCCTTCCACAAGGTCATAAGCCTGCACCTTCGTATTGAACACATATAGCTTATGCTTCTTCCTGTCGTATTTGTATAGAAGGGTTGTGTCAGATGCTGGATTGGCGTTGTTACCAACACCCTCTGATTTGAGCCACACTGTATTGTCTTCGATGTAGGTGCAGATTAACTTCAGCTTGTCGAGTGTGTAGACAGCATCTGTTTTGAATTGGATAGTCATTATTGTTATTCTTCCTGATCATTTGACTGTAGAGTGTGTACAAGCTTCCATATAGGGAGTGACTCAAAGTCAACCTTAGAGAAGTAAAGAGTCTTGAAGCCTTCTTTAACAACCTTGTAAGTCTTCAGGCTACGGTCGTAATCGATAACGTAGCCTTGACTCTTAGCTGCAAGCTTAAGGCCTTTCATTGTCATGCTCTCCAAGGTTTGTTTCTGTTTGACCATTGTCACTCTTTCACAATGGTCTGTCAACAGTTATTATTCTTCCCAAACAATCTTGACATCAGACCAAGGTACGAATCCGCAAGCTTTAGCATTGCGTGGGACATCCTGACGATAGGCTTCTGCAATCAGCTTGCGAGCTTCAGTTTTGTTAGAAGCTTCGATAACGCCGTATTGATCACCACCATACCACTCTTTACTTGTCAAGATGTACCGGAAAGTTTGTACACTCTTGTATACAGCTTTTGTAGTCTTAGTGACTTTAACAGCCTGAGCTTGCTTTGTACCTGTTTTGCTGGTAGTCAGGTTCACACCGTTGCAGAAAACAGGGATTGGATCAGCAACACCGTATTCAAGGATAGCAGCTTCACATTCAGCCTCAGTGCCGTAGAATGGTTCAGCGTTGACACCGTAGCCTGATAAGAAGACATAGCATTTACCGCTGTTCAGTTTGCCGATGTTTGCGTTCATGTCTTGTACTCTTTGTCTTTAGAAGAGTCTTTCTCTTCCTTCTGTGTATGAGTATAGCAGCCTGACAAGGTAGGTCAAGGATTATTTTAGTAATTTTCAGAATCTTTTCTTGGTCTCAGCTTGTATTTCGCGGCCTTGATTTCTGATATGATGGTGCAGCATTGCTGACATGTGACAACACCACCAGCACTAACGATTTCGTGCTCCTCTTCAGCGTCACCAGAATCATATGCATCAAAAGCGTCTCCACACAAGGAGAACTCTGCACTAATTGGGTTAATTACGCACTGTCTGATCTTCATAGCTTAAACCCCTTGTTTTAATAGGTCTTACATCTAAGGTAAAGTTAGCCAAATCAACGTAAGCAACACCAAGAAACCTAGACCAATATAGCTTAACATTCTAACCTGTAACATCACATATCCTCCCAGTTCATTCTCTTACTCTCCCTAATCCCTCTCCAAGCTTGCTTAACACAGCCATGTTTATTGTGTCGTTCGCTGTGTTCGTCTGAAGAGCGGTCTAGAAGACGTTTGCTAGGACGTTTACGTTCGTATTTTTGGAATGTGTCTTGGGTGTAGTTCATATTATCGGCTCACTTCAACTGTTGCATGTGGATACATTGTACAGGCATTCAGATATTTACTGACAAACTTAACCAATCCTTCATAACTTCCCCAACCATTCTCAGGGTTGAATGTCTTATAATGATCTTCGTTACAAACTAACTCTAGTAGACCTTCCTTCAAGAATGGAATCATTTGTTCTGCTGTTTCAAAGTCGTTTGCACTAGGATGCCACAACACTTTATACAGACCAGCAGCTTCTGCCATCTTGTTTAGGTTGTGAGTGATGTTGGCATCATACACATAGCCTTCTTCTTTGGTACTGAGATATACGTCTAAGCTCATTTCATTCTCCTTATTTCAATGTGTGAACAGCATTAACAATTACGTTCCAAACCTTCCCTTCACTACGATATAATTTGAAGCTCGAAAAGCCTTGTGAGAGAAGCTGTTCGATAGTGGATAGGGCTGCGTTTAGGGTATCATACTGTGTATGTTGTGTGTTCATTTTATTTAGGCTTCCTTCCGACACAATTTCAAACCAGTGGTTGTAATCATCAACACCATAATCATCAAAGTAATGATTCTTACCCTGTTCATTTACTGTTTTAATGAAGACACCCTGACCACTCATTATATAGGTATTCCCTCGAATAAACGCTGTTTCACCTGTATCCATCACTAATGTCGTATGGCACACAACCAGAAATTCTTTCATCTCACACCTCTTTAAGTTCTTGCCAATATGCAGCTATGCTGCTTCTGGCCTTGTGACTGAATTGTACTGCCTTACGAATAGCTTTGCAAGAGAATTTCAACACACCTTTCAAACTATTTTCAGAAGATAATTCATCAATAAAACGTACACCAATTTCTTCGTATTCCCCTGAGGCATATCCGTCATTAGGTTGAGCGTTATTGTCATTTGTGTAGGGTGTTTCTACGCTATCTTCGTCTGTTTCTCCTGCTTTCTGAACAGGGGTGATAGCTTTCTTCAGCAGCTCTTCTGCACGACGTAGCTTCTTGAATGCTACCTCTCTGAACAAGGTGTACTCTTCAGCACTAAACTCACCAGCTTTAAAGGCTGCTTCTAGTTCGATTGCTTCTGAGCGGAGTTTGTCTACTCGGGAAGCTTGAGGCAAAATTCTGTTCTTAAGAGGAACTTTAGTGGTTCGTTTAGTTGGTACAGGATCACCATATGCAGCCAAGTTTGCCTTACCCGATGGCAGTGTATGAGCCAAACTAACAGTCTCATTGACAGCATGTAATTCTTCAGGAACATCATAGCTGTCTGTCAGTTGTTTACGCATATGCCAGTAATCGGCCCCGGAAAGGTCGCAGGTTTGCATGGTGATAGGATTCTTCCATTGCTTTCCATTACGTGATAGACAAGACCAATCATCATAGTCACCTAGAGTGGATGATTCACCGTAGCCTGACCTTCCTTTACCTTTCCACATGTCACACCTCTGAAGCTTTGTTTGTTTCGATGTGAGTATTGTATATCTATCTACATACTTGTGCAATATTTATTTCAGACAAAAGAAAAGCCTCCTGATTAGGGAGGCTTGAGGCTTAAACCTTGGCATATTCTGCCTTAACATCTCTCCAACTACCTGATGTACGGCTGTAGAAGGTGATCCACTCTTCACCTTCTTCGTCATAGGAAAGACGACCTATAACACCTTTGAATTGACCGCTGAGAATGAGAACTTTCATGGCTGTTACTCCGTGTGTTTGGTTTCTGTAGGGATAGTATGTACCCACTCCTGTATAACATCAATTACCGTTTGTCTGCTTTCAAGAATTCTTTGGTGTATTTCTTGAGGAGCTGTCACCGAGGATTCATTACCGGTGTATAGGATGTCATACCAATCCCCAATCCTGCGGATGTTTCTTATAATCTTCTATCACCTACCCTCCACTTTAGGTCCACAAATAATACTCGCAGGCTTAACACCTGAATTCTTAATAGTTAGCTCTACACTCTCATAGCAAAGCTCTTTGGTTGGATAGTCAACTTGTATGATTCTGTCGCACAGTCCCCAAGTCAAGGTGGTGCATACTATCATTGTCCAGATCATTTATCGTTCCACCCTTTCCATTGATTAATACGAGCAAGCTCCTCAAGTGCCGCTGTTTGGCGTTCTTGAAGCTGCCTGTCCTTACGCTTACGTTGGTTACTGGCACTTACTGCACAGCACACCCACAAGAGAACGAATGGTGGGAAAATGATTGTGAGGACTAAGAACACACAATGCGATAGACCGTTCATGACACAACCTCCTTTCCACACAGGTAATGAGTAAGGTATGCACAGAACACAGCCCACACTTGATATGCGAAGATTGCCCACGTATCCACGTTGTTAAACCAGATACAATTTAGAATTATATTCATTACTACGAACATAAAGAAACATGCTTTACGACTCATCCCTTAACCCTCAATTGATCAATCAACTTCCTAGCCCGCATAACATCCTCATCCGTCTCCATATTCACATATGTAACCTCTGCAAACAAGCTAATGATGCGCTCAAGAGAATTGACAAGACGTTTTGTAGATGTCTTTGTTGTGCGGTATTCGGTTGTCATTGTCCTAGATCCGTATAGTCATTCATAAACGTGAATGAAGTTCTTTTCTCAATACCTCTGATCACTGTCCAGATAGACTCTACATCCGAGTACACAGTGAACCAGACGTTAGAACCGTTTGAGTGCAGGAACTTCAATAGGTAGTTACTCATATGTCCTCCAATTCCTTCACAAAGTGGTTGGTCCACTGACTAGGACCATAGGGTAAGAAGTAGTGGAAGCCAAACTCAGTGGTCTTAGAAATGGTGCCGTCTGCATTCATTTTGAAGTTATACTCTTCACCAGCCTTGAAGGCCACCCGACCATCGCTGTTCATAACCACATCACGTACACATTTAAGTTTCATGCTACTAACTCCCAAATTTTAATAGCTCCGTGGATTAGGGCAGCCCATAAGATAAGGCTAAGCCCTGTCCAGATTAGTAAAGGTTTGATGGGCATGTTACACAGTCTCTACACGTTTCTTGCCGAAGCGGCATGCACCGTAAGCCAAGTCACGCTTGTCAACCGAACGGATAGCTGCTTTGAATGACATTGGTTTGCTCACTACAGCGCCGGTATGGCGGTCGATTACTACGTAGAGGTCTTTGATGGTGGATTCAGTGTTCATAGTCTTGATTCCTTGTGTGTTTCGTTGTCTGTGATGTAACTATAATGCCTTCTGAACAGTCCGTCAAGGATTTATTTTCAATTATTTTGCACAAACTTCGTAAACCACACCTCCACTCGTCCATGTTCCGCTGCCATCCTTATGACGAACCTGTAAGCTTTGTACACATTCAGCACCTGCGCCTAGGCTCGTTGCTTTGTTCCAAGCATCCTTCAAGAAACGATAGTAGAACGGACCTTTAGTATTCTTGTGCGAATAGTTAGGAGGATAGACAACCCATGAGATTGTAATCTGTGCTGCTTTACTAGATGGGTAATGTCCTTTCTCGTTCTTAATGTACTGAGTGTTAATGATTAGGTCTTTCTCATAAGCTTCTTCTGCACGTACAGGCGCTTTATAGAGATATCCTGTCTTAATTTCTTCTTCAACGCCTTCAATAATCACTCTGCAACGTTTGTCACCATCATAATAGACAATCGTCACCTCACGAATAGGCGCCTCTTCTCCTGAGATATCACCCAGTTCAAGGATTGGGTAGTCTGTATATGCTTTCATGTTAACCTCTGTGTTTGGTTTGTATGTGCTAATTATAGACGTGAAAAAGCCCCGGTCAAGGGGCTTGAGTAAATCTTTTTTACATCTATTCACTCGGTTTCAATATCGCTTTGCAGCTATCCCCGATCACCACTAGCTTAGAACGGTTCTCAATACCACTATGACTGATCACATCTGTAAGCTCAACGATCCCTTCGACAACTTCAACAAAAGCTTCTAGCCTGCGTTTCAGGAAATCAATTTCAGCCTGCTGCAAATCGAACAATTCGTCCATCAACTGAATGCGTTCTGCTGTGTCGTCTGTTTGTACTGGAGCATCTACAACAAACTGTTCATAAACTTCCGCTGAAGGTAGCGGAACCAATGGAGTAACCGTGTATTCAGTATCCTCCATAGCCCAAGCAGCCTCATTGATGTTTCTAATGAACAAACTGCGATTGTCTCTTTCCACTAAATACCCGAGAATTGTTTTCATCTCAATTCTCCCTTTTTATTGACTTAAATGCGTCAGCCAAAAGACGCTTGGTTCTGCGCTTGCCGTCTTTGAGGCGAAACACACTGTACCCTTTGTTGCTATCTAGCTTTGTAATTGTACCGAGGAACAAGCCTGAATCATTAAAGACTCTGCGAACCTTGCTGCCAGTTACAGGGCTAAAGCTAGATTTGATTTGTGTAGTAGTCATGATCTTCACACCTTAAAGAGTAAGATAACCAACCTAGAGAACCATTTCTTTAGGCTTGTCTCCATGTCTGTCAGATGGCTACTTCTAGGTTGCCGTCTCTGTTTCTCCCTTTCATGATTGAATTGTAAAAGATGGCTTACGTCCTGTCAACCTGTATTTTGACACGTTTTGAAATTATTTTACAGATCGTAGATAAGTCCTTGTGTGCAAAGGTGTTCTTCAATCTTTGCAAGCTCAAGGTAATACTGGAATTCACCCGCATCGTACTCAGGGATAGCAAACTCATGCCAAAGCCACGCCTGAAAGTGAGCAAGCAATGTGTCCAAACTCAAATTCAACAGATTACGACAATCCACCAAAGCTTGGTTGTACACATTAGGATTGTGCAGGGTTTCCAGTGCATTCATAATTTCTTGGTTGTTCATTTGTAATGCTCCTACGTTGGTTGTGTTACGTTCTTGGGACGCTTTGTCAGTAAGGTTACACCTTCTAGGTCCATTTGCAACGGGGTGTCAGGAATATTTACAGCTGGTCCCACACCCTATCCCTCCAAAAGCCATATTTCTTTTCAGCTGTCATCCGTGCGAAAATTGCATCCTCCTTGTATTCGAATCTCCCTAAAGCAATCAACCTACCTTCTGCATAAATGTAGGCGTACCATTTGCCGGTTTCTTCCAGCCTGACTCCTACAACCCCCGACTTGTTATTCTTCTGTAAATCGACATTTCTCTTATTTACGGAACTATTTGAATCCCGGAGGTTTTCCCACTTATTGTTAGTTTTATCTAAATCCCTGTGATCAACAAGACCCTTTGGCCACTCTCCACTCATATACAGAAAGGCTAGCCTGTGGGCCGAGTAAGTTTTCTTACCCAGTCTGATTCTTATGTAGTAGTTACTTTCCTTGTTACCTTGAACATCACCTTTCTTACCGTTTTTAGAATCTACAAGTCTAGTGAATAATCCGGTCTGAGGGTCATATTCAAAATTTAACCTCAGTCTTTCTAAAACATCTTCTGCTTTCATTTTTGTTTCCTATAATATTCCTGTACTATTTTATTATTGATGAGTTTACAGATTTTGGATCCATGTGCAAGCTAAATGTGTAAAATAATTGAACTATTTCAGTTGGCTATTTATTGATCAATCCTTGAAGCTTTTCAGCTTGTGTCTGAAGCTCAGAAATCTTGGTCAACATCTGTTGCAATTGCTTCTGTTCTGGTGTCTGTTCAACACGCTCCCAAACAAGCTTACGTTGGTTACTGATTTCCATCACATTGTAAATTGGTGGGGTATGTACTTTCATAATGTCAAGATCCTTACTTTCTCGACAAGTCATATCCTCATTCCAAGCATCATTTGCCCAGCCGATAGCTCCAATCAATACGAGACAGAAGCCACCATAGTAACCATCTGTTAGCACCATGTAGGTGTGGCCGTTTCGCAATTCAACATGCATACCGCTTTTCAGGTCCGACTTCTTCATAATTTTCTCCTCATTAATAATTTCTACATCATATTTGTCAAAATAGCTACCGTGGCTTTCATTTGAAACTAATTTATACCCCCAGTATGTTCCATCGAAAGGAGTGACCTCGAAGGTTTGTCCAACCTTATCAGCATACCAATAACTCTTCAAGCCTGCTTTAATTACTTTAACTTTCATATCTTCTCCACAATCTTTGTGTTCAAATGTGTGACCAGCTCTGTAAAACTAAAGTCACCCCGTTCATGTCGCTTACGCAAATTCCCTTGTGCTGTATGGTGACAGATAAGGGGAGGTGCGTGTTTCCCTACTTCCACACTAAATCCTTCCAGTCCATAATAGATTTCATCTAATCCTGACCAACCAAACGGAGATGGATAGAGGTCTTCATATTCTTGTTTGGTGATAATGCTGGCGATTGTGTATTCACCATTCCCTTCCGGGTAATTCTGTGCTTGGCGTATGACTATTTCACCTATTGAGAATAGTTGTTTCATGCTATTCTCCAATAACATCATAAGTAGTCTCTGCACTATAAGGACGAACAGTCCACTTAGCAATCAGCTTCTTTTCATATTGATATTTGTGTCCATTGTCAACATAAATCCACTCATCATCCTCAGTGATATCAATCACAGGATCTACCCAGTCTCTTGAGCCATCTTTAAACTCTACAACGAATTCATTATGCATTATTCAGTACCTCTTCTAATACAAACTGTTCACAGGCAGACAACCAATCAAAGCGTGCCACTCGCAGCTCTTCCTTCCTAACGATGTATTCCAAGCTATTATCTAGCGAACTTTTCGAGCTTTGATAGGCACTTTTACATGCTTCTAGCCGTTCTAGCAACTCAGACAAGTGCTTCATGGGGTTGCCACCTTAACAGCTAAAATGAACGGCCAATTGTCGTAAGTTAGCCAACTGAATAGGACAGCGAACACAGAAGGAATAAGCATTTCTGCACCAACTTTACCAGAGAAGCCTGCTGACACATAGGAACCTACCAAAGTAACTGCCCACAGCCAGATGGAAATTACAAGAAGTACACACCATCCTAGAATTATCATTTATTTACTCTCCTTAGCTTTGTCTGCGTCTATCGCTAAGTCAATCAACCGAACAAGCTCTGTACTTGCCGTGCTAATCTCAGCCTGTGCATCAAAGAACAGCACCCACTCATCGGACAAGTCTTCGAATCGAACACCACTGTGAATGATGAATTGAGTCCAGCGGTGGCAGTTGGCAACGATTTCATCCGTCAATTTCTTAGAGACTGTTGCTGATTTCCGTGGAATTTTCATTTGATTACTCCTGTTGCTTCATCCAAAGCATCTTTAAGTTCCCACATGTTCTTCTGATACAAAGCTGCTATATTAGTCAACTCCTCAATCTGCTTATTGGCAGCGTCAAAGGCTGACAAGAAAACTACAGGCTTTCCCCAAAGCCTTCCGGCCTCTTCATTTTGAGTCCAACCGTAGTCATCTGATGCAGCGTTCGGAAGAACATAACCAATAATCTCCACATCACTATTAATCTTCATAACATTCTCCTTACCAATCAATATCAATTGTGTACGTACCAGCTTCAATCAGTTCCATTCGGTAAAGACTGTTTGCAACCATTTGTACATCTGGATAGAAGTTACGACCCCAGAACAGATCAAGGAAACGTTTGTCTTCTGGATCACCATTCCACTCTTTAGGGTCACGAGCAAGCCATGCATCAAAGCTTACACCCATTTCCTCCCCGTTGATTTCTTCAGGAACCGTATCATTCTCATAGTCATCTGCACCATCAGGAATTGTCAGTGTAACACGTTGACGTTCTTTACAACCATCTTGTTGCTGAAAGCTGTAAGGGCGACCATATGTAGTTTCTACCAAACTATCCCAATCACCTACGCCAATGACTTGTTCTGTTCGTGTTGTGATTTTCATAACATTCTCCTAAATAATTTGTTTTACAAGATACAGCCCTTGTATCCCTCTGTTGTGTGCATGGCTGTAAGATTAGCTGATTAGATTGAGTGAGTCAAGGGTTTCTTCAAGATAAAAGCGACATTCCTCGATGATTTTGATCGATACAGCCATGCAAATGTAAGGTTGATAGCGTGGCAAGGGTTCGATGAGGAAGCGCTTGCATGTGTCTCTTTTTGTGCAGTCTGTTCCCTCACATTTACTGATTGTCATAAATCACCAGGGGTTTAATTACAAATTTTGTTTGTTCGTTAAAAGTAAATCCTTTGTACTTTGCCCAAGAATTGAAACTAGACTTTGCTCCGCTCATTGATTCATACAGAGAGCCCCATCGCATTCCTGTCTCGGTGTCAATGATTATATAGCCTTGAATGTCACTCATACAAACCTCTCTATTGGAATGTCCTGATATCTTTGTGGAAGATTACCACACATTTCTAACCACTCACCACAAACTTCTCTCACATCTACAGATTCTAGATGATGATTGTTGATAAGTTCTGCCCAATCCTGTGTATGTAAAGAATGGTGTTCGGTCCATAGAGTGTAATTCTCATTACCGTCGTCAAGATAGATTCCTGACCAGTCACCGTGGCTGCTGTTTACAACTATTACTTTCTTTTGGATTGTCACTTGGACTCCTCCAACTCTTTAATTTTAGCGTGTAGCTGCTGCACATACTTCTCCCAGTAATAACTGCTATCATTCCAACCGTTGCAATATTTGTAACATGCGCCTAGATTATTTTCATAAGGAATTTCTATTGGTGCAGTATTCTTAATAGAAAGCTCCGCACCACCCGGAATATTTATATTGTCCCATTCTGGCAGTTTCAATTCTTAACCCTCACTCCACAGTTATCGCAGGTTAGCATACCATCCATATCATCGTAAATAGACATTTCTTTCATTGTGCCTTTGTGGCAGACTGCACAGTTCCCTTCTTTGTAGAATTTCCAATTTCTAATGTTAACCATATCTTCTACACTAATACCAAGTGTACGGTATGCACCTTTTCGTCGCCAGACAGACCAACCCCAAACACAGGGCTTACCTGATTTATTGTTGATCTTAACTTTAGTTTCAGTTTCATCAGGAGCAATACCAATCAAAGGAATGTCCCAATAATCAGAGTTAAAAGGATCTATGAGTTGCTTGGCTGTCATTCTTCCTCTCCCAAATCAAACTCAAGTGACTCAATAATTTTCTCAATCTCATCTGTTACACTATAATCGTATTGCAATTCTTTTTCCAACAAATGTTTAGCCTGTTGCAGAAGGGTGATAGTGTGTTGGATAGTTTGTTTATGTTGGGTCATTTAGTAGCCTCCTTATTTGGATAGGTCTCTTCATCTTCTTGTGCCTGAATCCAAGCCAGAGCAAAGTCACTATACGTAATCAAGCCTTCCGAGTACTGTTTGTTCAGCTCTTCTTCACGTTCATCAATTGTCATCTCATTTCTCCTCAAAACTATAACAATGGTTCATCCTATCATGATTTCTGATATACGTACATGTCAAGTGATTCAGTTTACCACCTACATCATTCGTATATTTAGGTGCTGTACACCTCCACTCAAATAGCTTTATGTATCGCCATTGCGTTGTTAGGGAGCGATGTTTGCAATCGGAGCATTTGTTCATTTCAATTATCTTTAGTCCCGAGTTGTAGAGTTCGTTTATTGTAATAGGAAGCTTCAGGTTTTACAAACTGATTGCCTCGAAAGTCTGTGTAATCAAAGTGCTTCCCACAACCATATTCCTCGTCTGCTGTGAACTCTTCAACAGATACATTTCCGCCTTGATCATAATAACCAGTTCCAGACGAATGTACCAATACTTCTACAGTCGCTTCTTGGTCTTGTGTGAGCAACCACTCACGAAATTCTGCTACGTTCATTTCTTACTCCTATATTCTTCAGGCCAAGGTATGTCACAATGACGACACTTTCTAAATCCCCACATGTGTAGACCATTAGTCTGTTTACAGATTGAATAGTCATCTGGTGGATACTCCTCAATATAAACAGGCTTAGCTTTAGCCTCATACTGTGTCTTCAAATGTTCCAACTGATCAGTAGCAAACTCACCTCGATAATCGCCACCAACATATTCTGCGAAGTTACCTACTCCGTAGGTACGGATAGCATTTTCAAATACATCCATTCCTGTTGTGGCTTCTACTAGTGGTAGAGCGTTTGGTGCGTATTCGTCTGTCATTTTGAAACCTCGTTAATAACTGTAACTTTCAATTTACTAAAGTCTTCTGCACACCCAGCTATAAGTCTTGGGCCTAACCACGTAGGAACTGTTACGCTGAAATAATAACCTTTCTTCTGAGCGCAATCAATCATGATTTTATGGTAATCTGGAGATTGAAGGTTGCAGCCTGAAAGTAATATGGCAATCATTACTAGAAGGACTTTCACTTATCCATTTCCTTCAACAATTCCAATAACTGCATCTCAAGACCAGCAGATTCAGCATAAGCACCGACTGCTTGAAGGTCATCAATACCTTCTTGAACCAAATCAATCAGCTTCTGTTTGTAGTCTGGTACACATGGTTCTTGTTCCCATCCACATTTTGTGCAGTCATGTCCATCTACGAAAGCTTCGCAGCGTTGACATAGGATGTTTCCCACAGGATTAAAAGCCATCACTTATACTCCTCAATTCCAGTATGCAAAACATAACATTTCCCGCTAGTTTTGTCCACTCCAATCACACAAACATGCATCCCCCTTACCTAGCTCATCAGGATAGTGTCCAACCTTAATTAGTAGCTCTTTTCCCGCTAAGTCTTGCCATTTGAAGATGGATTTGTCTAAGCTTTGTTGAATATCAAATGAATAATTACCTGTGTAGACCTCTCCATCCCATTGTTCGTACTGTTGCTCTTTCATTCTGCCCTCTTCATATTGCACAAATACATAAATTCATCTTTATACATGTCTTTAACTTCTTCTGTGAAGTCCTCATTACCAAACTCATGTGTCCACACTGACCTGCCAAAGCGACTCTCTACGTCTGCATGAAAGACTGAGAAATCACACATTACAATACCTGTATAGCCAGTGATAACGATTGCTTGGTATTTACTCAGCATTTCACTCATAATCTTTCTCTCCTCCCTGCTGCCTATCTTCATAATCACTAAATTCACACAACAGATTGTAGTATGCATCAAAGCTTACATATTGTCCAAACTCTGCTGTAATTTTCTGTACAGATGCTTGACCAAAGTCATGATATTCTACTTTAAAATTATAACGTCTTGGATTGCTGTGTTCAAGACTGCTCATTTTCCAATTTCCTCGTGATAGTCAGAATGTCGATTGCAGCCACACCACATAAGATAATATAAAGCTTTCACTTCGTCTGTCTGATTGTTTGGAATGGTTAAGTCACCACCATCTATGCACAAACAACCCGATTCGAAGTAATCAACTAGAAACTTGATATCCTTGGTGGCAGGTAGCTCTTTCTTACGCTTATCAAATACCTGAAGTGTTGACTCTAGCATTGTGTTCATTTATTCAACTCCCCAATCTGTTCATTAATCCGTGTAATAGTCCATTCAGCACTTCTCAAATCTTCATGTGCTCGCTGAAGTTGTCCTTCAAGTTTCTTCAATACTGCTGTCTTACTCACATCACTCCCTTTAAGCTTAGCCCACTTCTTTGTACACTGATACCCTACAAACACAACACCCTCATAATCATCTTTAGCGTATTCATGCACAAATTCGTAATCATTCAGATTGCAGATGAACTCTAAGTCGAATGACTCCGCATTCACATATTTCGAATATTCACGAGCCAAGCCTTCGTGTGTGAAGATGTTTGTGTCTTCTTTTCCATCCTTGAAAGGCCAATAGTTGTATGTGTCGATTAGAACTATGTCACCGTGTCTGTCTGTACGAGCTACCGCACGTCTGTCTCTGCACCAATACGGATCTGATGATGGACCAAGGTTAGGTTTCCAAGTGTATTGGAAGTAATCGCCGTCTTTGATCTGTGTCATTTCAAACTCCTAAGCCAATTAATTTTACTCTCTTCAGTCTCACCATTCAATTCAGTCCAGACATTGACAATCTCTTCAGTTCTCATGTCACAGAAATCTTTTGGTGGTGACATAATTAGAGTCTTATCTGTCCAATTGAGAATACCACCTTCATAGCGATCTTGCCAATAAAACATTTTACCTTCGCTGTAATCAGCTATACCGTGACAATGATAACCATCCATGCTTAGGTAAGTTAGATTAGGATAGAGTTTATTAAGAACAAGGAAAGCTAGCCATTGAGGTTTATCATCGCTTGGAAATAGTGATTGTTCTACAAAGTGATAGGCTAGATCGCTCATTGTTTAATTCCTGCAATTTTGAATTCCACATTCTCAGCCACAGCCTTAAACCTGTCAAGCACTGACATAAATTGATACCCTCCAGCTTTGCTCCACACGAGGACAACAGCATTTCCTAGATGTTTGCGTAAAACGTAGGGTTCGAAGTTTTCAATTGAGTACATTTAGTTTTCCTCTGTGTTTTCTGTTGCTTGAATTTTAGACAAAAGAAAAGGGCCTGTCAAGGCCCAATATCACGCAAGGTTGAAAATTTCTTTAATCTTAGGCTTTTCAAGCACCTCCAAGCTCATGCACTCAAACATCCCACCCTTAAACGGCACCAAAGGGTTGTAGTGAAACTCCCTGAATTCCTTGTGTAGTTCGGCTTCCATCTCTAAGACTGAAAGATGTTTGTCTTGCACTGTTGACAGGATTTCAACATCGTAGTACCTTCCTATCGACCACATCCTTTCCCTCATATTGAAGGATCTACCAATCTTGATAAAAGATTCCTCTTTATTATACAAGTTTATGAGGTATAGATTGTCATCTTCGTCTGCACGACCTTCGTATTCACCATACCCGTTATTTACGGCTGAGGATTTATATCTGCAAGACCCACCACAACCCCTACCTCTCAGGAAGTTGTTAATGGACGTGGAGTTTTCATGCCCTTCTGCACACAACCAATCAAACTTACTTGTCTGCCTGATATCATCAGTGTTGAAACCAATAAATGTAAAGCCTTGTGCAGTTACAAGGTTATTCATCTTAAGTTCATATTGTGCTGAAGTTAAAGGTGGATTATCTTTACATCGACAAGGTAGATTACCAGCCTTAAGGCTTGCATATGAGGCATTAAAAACACCATTGCAAAGACCAGCCTTTGTATACTCATCTTCTTTACAAATAGGACAGCTAACAAACCATCTTTCATACCTACCAGTGGAACCGGGCACAGGATCTCTTTCAAACGTCGTACCGCTAACAAAGGAGCCTGTAGATAAAAACAAATCAATATAGTGTTCTATAGGTTTTACTTTGTTTTTAGATATGAGTCCATCAAGACCAACACACCTTTTATTGTCATCTGAGCCGCCTAAGAATGAATTTATCCTCGGAAGAGTTACTACATCATTAGTTCTTAAGTCTACAGCCTTGATCTTAGTATTAATCTTACCGTTATATTCCCCATCCCAACCTATGAATTTATAATCCCTCTTAATGCACTCCCGTATTACCAATATCTTATTTTGTTCTTCTGTTAGGTACGGAGTTCTGGCACAAAGACAAGAACATGATCCTTTACTTAGGCTGTGTGCATGAGAGGTAATTGATCCTAGTGGGAATAGTTCAGTATCTAAAGAGCACTTACTACAAGAGACAATCCACTTATCTTTCCCTATCTTACTAACTAATGTCATTATTGAATCTCTTACTTCAAACTGATCACCTTCATTGCGTACTGTCATACTTATTCTTTAATTCTCTTATGTATTTAGTTATTATTTATATTAGATTTATATTATTCAACTGAGTTTAGATAACTCCAAGCGAGATTACCCCTACCCATAGCCATAAGAGAAACAATATTCTCCCATAAGACTTAGGTAGGGGTCACGCTTGAAATTATCCTCGCTCTTTCCTGTGAAGCAGCTTTACGCTGTATTCAACTTGAGATGAGAAAAATAGTCTTTCGACTCTACTAATATGCACAGGTACATTTAGTAGCCAAGGAAGGTCTTTAATAAGATTACCTTCTCGAATCACTTTTATAGGCTCTTACAGCCCCGCTAACAAGACCTGATTCTTTCGACTAGTCTTTGCTATGTGTTAGCTCCCCGGTTAGCTTTAAGCTCTGGCTGCCCGTTGCAGTTGTGTCCGCCACCAGAACCGATGACATTCTAATGTGCTGTCGCTTAGAAGAAGGTCATGTATAAATATTACGCCTTTATTTCCTCAATTGCAACCTTTCTGACATGATATGTTTTTATAGCAAATCAAGAAAGCGATAACCTAGAGGAATACCTAATCTTCCCCCTCCAACACCCTCAACACCTCTTCAAGATCCTCCCTACTCAGCCACAGAGGATGCTCATCATTAGTGTGATAGATGATAATTGCATTACCTACCTTGTCCCAATCTGTACCGTTGTCTGTGTTCATTGCATATCCTGCCAAATCTTCTTCAAATGTTTCTTCTTCACATCAGGGAATGCTTGGATAATGTCCTCAAGAAAAACCCTGTGAAAAGACTTAAAGTGTAATTCAGCTACAAACTGTTCCACTTCTTCAGTTAACGCATCAAATTTCTCTTGTTTCATTTCACTCTCCGAATATTAGCCCACTGTTCAGCACCAAACTGATCACGCTTAAACTCACCAGATATCTCGCCCTCAAAGGTAATGTCAAGCTTCATGTTTGTTCGTACTGACTTCTTGTAAACAGATTGAAAGGTTGTCCCTACAGATGCATAATCTGATACCCAAGGACTGCTTTCTTCACGAATCTCGGACATGTTGATTGGCTCAACCGCAAAATCTTCTGGCAAGCTTTCAATCCAAGCGATAAATTCTTTCTTGTTCATCACTCTTCTCCCTTCCAAATCACATTAAACCTCGGACAAACATCAGACAGCTTCCTCACATACGTATCATAATCCATAAAATTCCCTACGATAAAGAAAATCCCTTGGGAGTTCATCACTACCATTTGATTCTCCCCAAGCTTAAGTTTCTCTCCAGAAGAGGTGTCAATAATTTTAAATTTCTTTTTCATTCTTTACTCTCCACAAATACACCTTGTCGACTAGGTTTACTAGACAGAGAACGATAATTCTCATCGATAGCAACCATGAACTGTCCACCTTCCATGTAAAAGCCATCGTCAAGGGTTTCAATCTCCCAAGTCAACCCTTCGAACTTCCAATCCATTTCTACCCCAACATCTGGTACGAATTTGTAAGTCATGATTTTGTCTCCTCAATTAATGTAGGCCAATCATAACAGATCAGGAGCTGAAGTCAAGAGGGGATAGCGAATAAATTCGCATAGATGATGAATAAATTTACTGAGAGAGCAGGGGGAGAATTTTGTTGGGGTTGACAGAGGAGGAGAACGTGTTAGGATAGGTGTCATTGAAAGCAAACCTAACGAGGAAATGTAATGGACGCTAAATGGGACAACAAACCACCAGTAATCAACGAGGAGGGTCAGCTACAATACCAAGCCTATCTAAACACAGGTACAATGCTAATTCTACGTGAAGCTTTGGATCATGACCACCCAGAAAACCTTTACAACCACCTGAAATCTCACGGCATTAAACCTGAAGATTATGGTGTCAAGCACCCTATTGACGAGATTGCGGAAGAAGAGTATCGTGGAGTCAGTCGAGAAGAGCTTATTGTTGAGCTAGTCAAAGCCAAGCGTGAACTTGACGCAGCATATCGGGCAGGCTACTAAGCCCTCAATGTCGCTGACATTTCGAAGAAACAATACACGTATGTGGTGTATGCAAGATTAATTTAAATATAGGGATGGAGAAAGATGAATCACGAAGACGTAGATTATCCAGAGTATCACTACCAAGGCATGGGTTGTGGCCTTGAGGATCGTGGAATTACAGATCGTTATGAAGCTATGCAGTATGGTTGGGATGAGGCTATTGAGCGGTGTGCTGCTGAGGTTGTTGAGCCTTTATTGGAATTGATTAGGGTCCAAGAGATTAACAATATCGAAGCAAACACAGCGATTCGTGCTGAGCGGGATTACTACAAAGCGGCTTTTGAAGAGGTGTTGAATAAATGAAACCAGACGGAAGCTTGACAGAATTAGAAATGTGGTCATACTGGCGGGATGATAAAGGTCACACTTATGCATTGGAATCTCAGTATGCTGATTTATTGCATGAGGATTTTATTCTTAAGAATTGTATGTTTCAGATTGCAATGGCTAAGAAGATGATTGATGAGCGTATGCAGCAACTGGCTGAGACTGAAAATAAACTGAATGGTTGGGAGGATTACTAATATGAACGATGTAGTAGGCTATGAAGTGGTGCTATTCCAACCAGAACAAGACGGCATTGCAATCTTCCATAGCACATCCTTGGAAGAATGTAAAGATTTTGCAACCAAAGAACGAGAGCAATTTAACACTTTTGTTGAGAATGGTTTTCCTGTAGAGTCATTGCCAGAGTTTGTGGTAGTGGCTTATTATAGTGATCAGAGTTCTGAGTGTTTGGAGGATTGATGATGAGTATCGAAGACGTTACAGAAGACCGTAAAGCAATCCTAGCCTGTGAGCTAGAACAGTACATTAGTCGTTTCCTTGATAAACAATGGACAGTGAGCGATGCTATTGATATGATCACTGAAGATGACGATGAGAAACGATTCTTGCAATCTGCTGGGTATGACTTTAAGGTGTACTACTAATGGCTATGTTCAACATTGCGAAAAACTACAGGCAGCATTCCCCAGAAGAGTTGAGGGATATGGCCTATCGCGGGATTCTTGAGGCTAATGGTCTTGACCTCGGGGACTTCTTAGAATACATCTTTCAAGACTTCTACACTCAGCAAGATATTGACAAGATAGTAAAAGAAGCTGTAGAAGAAGATCGTGATTCGTATTCACGAGTGGAGAGTCTTAAACAGAATATTCGTGAGGCTATTGAGATTCTGAAAGATAGTCTGTAGGATTAGAGGTTGTGGCGAAGAATATTGATTAGGAGATTGGTGTGAGTGGGCGAAACAAGTTCGCTGTCATTCAATCGCCATTGGGCTTTAAGATCAAAAACTAAATTGGAGAGTAGCTTGTCCTATTTCAAAAAGCTAAAGGAGCGAGAAGTGGAAGTTTTTAATAAAGAAACAGTTGATGACGTTAAGAAGTATACGTCTGTAGATGCACCTGAGCGTGGTATTCGTAAAGCTACACTTGAGCGATTCGGCGTTAAGGTTGCACTGTCTGAGAAAGATGGTAAGACACCAGAAGCTTTCTACTTCCCTTCATACAATCAGAAAGGGAAAGTTGTAGGCTACACAAAACAAGATGTAACTAAAGGAAAGGATGAGAAAGGCCATTGGACGGCTGTTGGCAGCGTTTCTATTGGCAATAAGTTGTTTGGCCAAGAAGTTGCTGAAAACACTAACCGCAAGCGTACCAATCTGATTACGACCGAAGGCCAATGGGACTGTCTTAGTGTATGGCAAGCAGCAGTGGAGAACGTAAAAGGTACGAAGTTTGAAGGTCTTGAACCACTAGTTGTCTCTATTCCGCTTGGCACTGCTAACGCTGTAGAAGCTTTGCTTCACAACGAGGAATACGTAAAGAGCCATGATTCTTTGACTATTTTCTTTGATGATGATTACTGCACACCAGCAGAGACAAAGAAAGGGGTTATGAAGGGCCACGAAGCTCGTGAAGCTGTTGCTAGTGCATTAGTAGGTTCAGGGCTGTCTTTGATGACGGTAGTTCCGGCTGATGGCTTTAAGGATGCTTCTGATTACTTGCAAGCTAATCGTTCTGAAGATTTGGCTAAACTTATTCAGTTTGGTAAACGTGCATACTCTGCTGAAAAGATTGTTAAAGCATCTGACATTAGTATTGAGGAATTGCTTGAGCCACGTCCCGAGGGCGTGTACGTTAACGAGTTTCCAAAGTTGATGGATAAACTGCATGGTTTTCGTATGCGTGAACTTGTACTATTGACAAGTCCTAGTGGTGTGGGCAAATCCACTGTGACATCCATTTTTGCTAGTTCTTTTATGGAATCTGGTGAAAAGCTTGGAATGATCTATCTGGAAGAATCAAACAAAGAGACAATGCAACGACTGATTGCAGCTAAACTGAAAGTAAGTTATCTGAAGTTTAAAGATAAACCTCTTGAGTGTGCAACACTGGAGCAGATCACACAGGCTCGAAATGAAATTGTAGATAATGATTTGCTTGTTATGTTAGGCCACTTTGGCAGTTTGCCAGTTAGTGAACTGATGAACAAAGTAAAACATATGCACTTGGTTGAAGGTTGTAAATACATTCTTATTGACCACTTGAGTATGGTTGTATCTGGGAGTCATGTAACAGATGAACGCAAAGAATTGGATATTGTAATGACTGAGTTGGCAGCATTCTGTGCTGCAAATGATGTTTGTGTGATTGCAGTATCTCACATTAACCGAAGTGCAGCAGAGCAATTCAAAGCACCGAAAGGTAATGAAGACAAACCGTTTTGGGTTAAGGTGACAAAGGAAATGATGCGTGGTAGTGCGGCTCTTGAACAATTGAGCTTTGTTATCATTGGTTTGGAACCACAGATTATGCCAGACCGCTCACGCGGTAATGTTCGACTAACTGTTCTGAAGAATCGACCTTGGAGTTACTTGGGAGTTGCGGATGAATTTACTATTGATGAAAACACTTGGGCAGTATTGCTTGCTCAGGAAGTTCCAGATGATTTTTGAGGATCAAAAATGGCTGAAGATTTAAGCGGAAGAAAATATAATCGTTGGACTATAATTAGCCTTGCAGAGCGGAAAGGAAATCGGGCATATTGGAATTGTATATGTGATTGTGGGAAAGAAAAAGTAGTCCGTGGGGATCAAATCAAAGATGGTCGCTCACAGTCTTGTGGTTGCCTCAGAGCTGAACGCTCCTACAGGACACATGGAATGTGGAAGAGTAAGATTTACAGGGTTTGGGGCTCAATGGTTTCAAGAACTACAAATCCAAACGATCCAGCGTGGCCCTACTACGGTGGAATTGGTTGTGGATTAGACCAAGAGGAATGGAAGCAATTTGAAAATTTCTACAGGGATATGGGAGAAAGCTATAAAGAAGGGTTGACTTTAGAACGAGAAGATCCTAAACTTGGTTACTCAAAAGAGAACTGTGTTTGGGAAACATGGAAAGTTCAAAGTTTCAACAAGAAAATGGATAAACGTAATAAATCTGGACGTACTGGTGTTGTGCTTATTGAGGCTACTGGTAAATGGAAAGCACGTATAGGTTTTGAAGGTAAAGACATCAATTTAGGTTACTATGCAACCTTCGAAGAGGCTTGTGCTGCAAGAGCCGAAGGTGAGCTTAAATATTTTGGAAGAACAAAGGAGTAAAAAGTGGATATTACTTGGGACCGGGAAACAACAGGTCTTTTGAATCAAGAGGCTATCGATTACACCACCAGCCCATTCAAGCTGAAAGAGACTTTCAAGACTCATTGCACTGTTGTGGAAGAACATCAGACTGGTAAGATTATTGCCTTCTATGATGGTCCTGAATATACTCTTGATGGTCGCCGTTACGAAGAGGTGATTGAAGGGCAGACTTACATTCTTGAAAATTACCAACCGATTGAGTTTGAGAAACGATCTATTGCTGAGTTTAAGGATTACGTCCTAAACAACCCACTACATAAAGTGGTGGCTCACAACCAGATCAACTTTGACTTAATGGTTGGTAAGATTGAAGAAGATATGGACTTCACCATTGAACAAGATACTTGGTGTGGTAAGCCTGTATTGTTTGAGGATACACTTGTAATCAGTAAAGCGCTCAACCCAGATCGTCTTGGTGGTCACAGCTTGGATTCCTTGTCTGAGAAGGCTGGACTTCGTAAGTATTCGTTTCGTAAACACATGCATGAGTCTATTCGATTCAAGCACTTTGCAGCGGACATGCTATTTTATTGCATCATCGACGTGCTGGCTAATACCAAAGTTTACAAGATGTTGGAAGTTGAGAAAGGTGATTGGGATTGGTCAGACGCTATTAGCCTTGAGAAGGCTGTTGCTGAGATTATCACTCGACAGGAACACCGAGGGTTTGACTTCAAGACAGAACGAGCTATTGAACTTGTTCGAGATTTGGATATCAAACTTGAGGCTTTGCGTAGTGAAGTAGAACCTGTGTTGCCGCCTAAGCCTTTGGCAAAGACACGAATGGACTTCTACACACCTAGTGAAAAGCAGTTCAAGAAGTCGGGCGAACTGAATGAAAACATTAAGAAGTTTGTAGCTAAACACGAAGGAACAATCAGCGAAGATAATGTTGCAACAATATTTGGTAAAGAATACTCTCTGCCAATGCCTGCTGTACCATTGTTGACAGAAGTTCCGTCTACTTTGAAAGACACGACTCACATTAAAGAGTGGTTGGTTTCTAAGTTTGGCTGGAATCCCTCAGCATGGAAAGAGCGGGATTTGACGTGTGATGCAAAGAAGAATCGTCTTACACAAGAAAAGTTTGAAGCTGCTGTAGATCGGTATGTTGACCAAACATTAGCAAGTCCTTTTTGCAAGTATCGTCTTGAACACCTTAACCTTAATAAGAACAATATTAAGGCAAAGTTATTGGCAAAAGGTTGTGCTAAAAGCTTCAAAGTTCTAACCAACCCCACACTGACGGTAGGACAGGAGAAAGAGATTTGCCCCGGACTTATTGCGCTAGAAAGTAGCTTTCCACACGCAAGAAAGCTTGCTGACTTCCTTACTTATAGTCACCGCCGTAATAGCATTCTTGGTGGTGGTTATGATCCAGAAGAGGATGATGAGGAGTTTGAAAGCGGGTTTATGCCGAACGTGAGGGAAGATGGACGTATTCCAACACCAGCAGATACTTGCGGGGCTGGGACCAGCAGATTCAAGCATCGTTTAGTAGCCAACATTCCTCGTAATTCCTCGCTTTATGGCGAAGAAATGCGTAGTTTGTTTGGTGTTGGTAAAGGATATGTACAACTTGGTTACGATTTCGACTCGTTAGAAGCAAAAATAGAAAGCTCGTATGTTTTTCGTTATAAGGGCGGACCTGAGTACGGTATCAGTCTCACAGCAGAGAAGCCGAATGACTGTCACTCTGTACTAGCACGGAGGATTACTGAGATTATCGGTAAGGAGTTTCCTCGTGGAAGTGCAAAATCTGTTAAATACGGTTGCAGTTACAACGCACAGGTTGCCCGAGTAGCTAAAATTGTTGGCTGTGATCTTGAAACAGCTCAAATCATCTTTGATGAATTTTGGACTTTGGCTAACCCTCTCAAAGAACTCAAAGATCGTATGCAACAATATTGGGAAACAACAGGACAGAAGAAGTTCCTTCTTGGGATTGATAAGCGTAAACTTCCAATTCGCTCAAAAGGCAATGTGATCAACAGTGCCTTCCAGTCAGCAGGCGTAATTTGTGCAAAACGAGCGATGGTTATTCATGATCGCAAGCTTAAAGCCGAAGGAATGTCTGTAGATTTCTTTAAGGATGATTGGAAGAACAAGAAATATTGCCAGCAAATGATTGCTTACCACGATGAGGCACAATTAGAGTTGACACGAGAGCTGGTTAAGTTTAAACTCTTTGACACAGAGAAAGAAGCGAAGGAATTTTCTGAAGAAGGAAAAATCTGGAGCGATGTTGGACATGCAAAAGACGGACGTTTCTTCCGTTCATGGTGTCGAGCAGGTGAACTTGCAGCAGAATCTGTAAAAGAAGCTGGACAATACTATAAATTGAACGTAGAATTGACAGCAGGCTATGTGATTGGAAGCGGATGGGATAATTGTCACTAAACCAAAATATCGCTTGTAATGTCTGAATAAACGTGTCAGAATAGATGCAATCAAAAATAAATGAGGAGAGATGATGAAAGAGCTTGTAGGTAAGACAATCAAAGAAATATATGTCAATGAAGATCAATCTCTGTTGAAATTCGTCACGGATCAAGTCGAATTGATTTACGAAACCGAAGGTGACTGTTGTTCTGAGACATGGTTTGCTGATATCATCTTCAATTGGAAATTCTTCACAACACCAGTTACGGATGTTACCGAACTAGATGTACCTGATTGGCTAGACCGTCTAATTAATAAAGACGGACGTACTCGACAAGAGTTTGATCAACTGTATGGCTACAATATCAAAGCTAATATCGTTGGCGGTAATGCTTACTACGGTAACAATGGCACAAGCTGTGATATCATCTTCCGTAACTCAAGCAACGGTTATTACGGCGGCAGTTGTGACTTGATGAATCAGACTTCTAAATGGGGCCAAGAGAAGCTTGAGAAAGCTGAGTGGACACAAATCACTGAAGATTGGCAAGCATAAATTAATTTAAACTGGGAGAAACAAAATGATTACAAAGTTCAACTACACCATTCAAAATGAAGATCAAATCTTCTGCGACAATATCGACTCACGACATTCTGCACGCAACCGTCTACGGGAAGTTAAGTCTCTCGGATTCAAGACAGCTAAGATTGTCCGAGAAGAATTTGTTAAGATCAGTGAGAAGGTGGTTCGGTAAGATGGGCAGCATCAAGACCAAAGAAACAGAAAGTATTAACGGAATGGTTGTAGTTATTGAATATGAATTCTCTGACTACAAAGATTACCTTGACTTGCTTGAGCGACGTAGTAATATGCTGAAGGATGCTATTGACTCAGGTATTATGAATGTTAATGTAAAGAAACGGGAGACGAAACATTGAGTAAAAGTAAATCTGTAAGCTTCCCAATCTTCGGAATTCTAGGTCTGATCTTTGTAACACTGAAGTTGGCTGAGATTGGAACTGTAGCAACATGGAGCTGGCTTTGGGTATTGAGTCCATTTTGGTTGCCACTTGCTGTAGTCCTAGCTATTGCAGCCGTTGTTGGGCTGATTGCAATTACGATTGCATATTTGGATAAGAAGTAAATAAAGAATTTGTCGGAAGGCAGATAATGATTCGTAAGAATCAATCCCTCACAATATTGTGAACTAAATAATATACACAACTAAATAGAGAAAATTAAATGACTACGCAAGTAAGCACTTCTGTAATTGTAAAGCAACTCCCTAAGTCTGGTACTTTGGAAACCTTCAACGTTTATGTATTGAACGCTCCTGTGTTCTATGCTGCTGTACATACTCCGAAATCTAAGTACCAGAGCACAGACAAAGAGTTTAGTCTGACAGCGTTTGTGGATGAAGCAACTAAGGACAAATTGCTGGATGAAGTGATGTTGAATAAAGGCTTTGCACTTGTAGGCAAGGACAAGACAACTAAGCCACCACGCCGCATCAAATATCCTTTGTCTAAGGACGTTGAGGAGGGTAAGACCAACTACGATGTTGTAGAAGGTATGTACGGTTTTGGTTTGGCTAAGCCTGAGTTCAGCAAGAAAGGGAACGCTATGTCTGTAAATGTTATTGACAAAGAAGGTCAAGCGTTCACTCAGGATATTGGTAACGGTTCTGTTTGTACTCTGAAACTGTTCGGCTATCGTAATCCTGAAGGTCAACTGACTGTTACACTGGATACTGTTCAAGTTGTTGAGCACATTCCATATGAAAGTAAAGGTGGTGACGGTAATGTTGTGGACGATGTACTTGGTACTTATGCAGTGAAAAAGGTTGAGGCTAAACCTGCTGAAGAGGAAGCTCCAGCACCAAAGCCTAAAGCTGCAAAACAACCTGAACCAGGAGAGTTTGACGAAGAACAATTGCCGTTCTGATCTAACATTAAGGCTCAAGGATGGGCCACTTATTTAAGGAGAATAAACATGGGTGAAGGTAATCTAAACCTCACACTTGAAGAGATTCAAGCACTACAAAAGATTCTTGGGTTTGTTCTGTATCACACAAGCGAGGAGTTGTATTCAGTAGCTGGTAAACTTGAGAAGTTGAGTAACCCAGACGAAGTTAACTATGACTCTGTTGTGTTTTATAAGAATGATGATTCAGGTAGTCCAAGTAAAGAATATCAACATCGTAACTTTTCGATTGCAATTAAATAATTAGGAGATTCACATGAAAGAACGTCAATCGCTTTATGATCGTGCATACCAATTGGCTCAAGAAGCAATCACCAACAAAGAAGATGTAAAAGAGCTTGCTGGTGAATTTACATACGACAAAGAATATAACACGGACGGTTTTGATAAAGCTGAAGTGAAGAATATTGTTAAGGCAGCTCAAGCAAAAGCTAAGCAAGACAATCTTGCAGAGAAAGTTGAAGAGTTGAATAAACTTCAACAGATTCAGGAAGCTTATAGCTGAGTAATTTAATATTGAGGGCGAAAGCCCTCTTTGTTTAAGAGGAGATTAAAATGAATAATCTTTATAGTTTTTACGTTGATTGTGGTCGTATGGGCAGCCTGGATGGTTTGTTTATTGCTACACAGGAAGAAGTAGATAAAGCCATCGGTAAAGAGATGTACTTTGGTGAAGTTCTAGGTAAACACTCTGATGTACAAGGAACGCTAGAAGCTCATGAGATTAAGCTAGTATCCCGCGATCAGGATAAAGTTGAGTGGCTGCTTGATTTACTTGGTGAAAATGTAAGCGGTTTTAATCCTCTGGACTATATCCAAGATTCTGATGAGGATGACGAAGAAGAGGAATATGAGGATGACGAGTAAACAATACACAGCAATCATTGACGTTGACACTCTCATAATCCATGCTGCATTGGCTGGACAAGAAACAAGTGTTCTGGTCACACATAAAGAGACCAATTGGAGTAAAGTCTTTAACAACCAAACGGCCTTCTTTGGGCACTTTAAAAAGAAAGAGGGAGGATGGCTTGCTGGAGTAAATGTAAATAAGATTGAAAAAGGTCTTGATCCTGTCTCACCGGATGCTTTTGAAATTACACCAATTGTCACAAAGCTTGATGATCAGTACACAGAAGATGGAACTGTAATCACAGCAGAGACAGTTGTTAAAGGCAGGTTCAAGAATAAGATTGAAGCTATCACTAATCAAGATTGGTGCAAAGACTTTAAGATTTGTTTTGGTACTGGTAAGAACTTTCGCTATGATATTGCACAGACTCAACCTTATAAGAATGAACGTCCTGTGAAACCTTTGTTGTACGAAGTTGTCAAAGAGTATATGCTTTGGAAGTACAAAGATAAGATGGTCATTGTTGATCAGGTCGAGACAGATGAGATTGTTACACAGGAACTCTGGAAAGGCTGGATCAAAGCTAAACGAGACTTTAATAAGCTTGATGTTGTCGGTGTGTGGTGTGATAAAGATTTGGCTCAGTTCGCTCAGCTTCACTACAACTTTGATAAACCAGAACTTGGCTTAGTAAAGATCGAACCACTAGAAGCAATTAAGAACCTAGCCGTACAACACCTTAAAGGTGATACAATCGACTCTGTACCCGGACTCCCAGCATTGCCAGAAGAAATGTATAAAGAGTATTCTCTGCGTAAAACTAAAGGTATTGGGGAGACTACAGCACGAGGCGTACTAGCATCAGCAAACTCTCCTAAAGAGGTTTTTGAACGTGTTATTGCCGCATACAAAGGGCACTACGGAGAGGAAAAACAACCATTCACATCATTCCGTGGTGAAGAGTCTGAGAGGGATTGGTTGGATCATTTGAATGAACAGTTTAGACTTCTTAGAATGCGTACTGATGTGACTAAGGATGTTGGGCATGTTAAAGACTTTCTAAAAGCAATGGAGATTAATGTATGAATAAGATTACCGAAGATTACCTGCTGGAATACGTATCAGACGTTGGTGAGTTTGAAAAAGAGCATCGTAAATATTCTTCTTTCTACTGCACTGTTACACACCGAATCACCCAAGAAGATGTCGAAGCTTTGGCTGAAGATGACGTAGATGCAAGTGACTTCCTGAACGTATTGATTACACGTAATGGTATGTGGAGTGATAGTGACGGTACAGATTGGGATAGTGTTACTTACGAGAAGCTGCAAGAATATCAAGAGCTTGTTCCAGAAGTTGTGATTGCGGAACATTGGGTGACTAAGTATAAGACTTCGGCTTTTAAGCCTGTGTTTGTAGAATGAGAGGTCTTGAGTGATCCCATCACAAGCTGACATAGACAAACGTAAAAAGAACTTAGAAAAACTCTTAAAGCAAATTGATAAAGAGACAGGGAAGTCAATTGAGTGTAAGATGCTTACTGTTGTTCGTGGCGCTATCCGTAAATCTTGGATGTCAAGTCCTACAAAACTCTCTTATCTAGAGCTGGGCATTGAACCAGACATGGACGACACAAACCGTAGGAAGTGGAAATGCCAGTGCGAGATTTGCAAAGAATGGTTTAAGCTTGCTGATATTCAGATCGACCACATTGATGGGCATAATACTTTCACACAGAAGTCAGATTTTGAAAGTTATTTTGACAGCATCTTGATGGTAGGGTATGATGGACTCCAGCGGCTTTGTATAGATTGCCATGCTGTGAAGACTTATGCTGACGCTCACAGCCTTACTTTCGAGCAAGCTGAGAAGGAGAAAGGTGTAATTAAGATTATTAACCTTACAGCAGCAGCACAGAAGAAGTGGCTGAAAGATAAGGGTGTTAAACCGGGATCTAATGAAGAGATTAGACGTAATCAAATTCGTAATGTTTTAGAACAGGAGAAAGATAATGATCGATGTAATTAGAAAGATTTACTACGGTGATACAGGTTCCGGTGATTTTGCAGAAGTAACAGTTGACTCAATTGCTAACTATGCTGTCTTACTGGGTAACGAATCTATTACTGGTGATAAACGAACTGTCATTTATAAATCAGACATTGACAATCTTGTTGAAGCACTTCGTGAACTACAGGGGTATTTGTGATGACTGACAAGAAACCTAAAGTTAACACCTTGGCCTACACCGAGCTTTCCATTCAAATTGCAACTCTTTCAGCCAAAGTTGATAAGCTGCTTGAGTTGGCTATGAAGCAACAACAGCCTGTGAAGTATTGGGTATGTTCTGAAGATGGATCTCCCGGTAAATGGGAAGAAAAGAATCTTTCTGATGATGAACAATTTGGAGAATCTTTTAAATGAACTATTGGACAGCAACATTAACAGCAGAACTTATTCAGTTTGGTGCATTTTTTAATATCTGGTGCTCAATCTTGGGGATTTAGTAATGGGAGAATTAGTTGATCTATTTCCAAACAAACAAGTTACGGATAAACCAGTTCAACACACTATATCTAAGTTAGACTTCTGGAAAGGTAGGAATGAGATTATAAGTCGTGACTTTCATTCGTTCAGCGTGTATCAGAAACAAGAGACACTTGATACAGTATTAACAATCAATAACCAACTCTATGAATTGGTATTAAAACTTAAAGGGGAATTGGATTGATTAGTAAAGAATGGCACAGTGAAGCATTGAGTCTTCGTGATAAAGGTTTTAGTGGTCGAGCGATTGCTAATATCATTGGTAAGAGCAAGACTCAAGTTAATGATCTTTTTAAGTTTATGTTTGATAGTCGGCAAGAAGTGAATCTACATGCTCCTGATATCAAAGGGCCAAAGATTCTATTTATCGACATTGAGACGAAGCCCATCCTTGCCCACGTATGGCGATTGTTTGACCAGAACGTAGGCTTGAATCAAATCCAAGAAGACTGGGCGATACTCAGCTACTGCGCTAAATGGAAAGGTTCAGAAGATGTAATTTATGAGGATCTTGAAGGTTCACAAGACTTTGAAGATGACAGTAAACTTCTAGGCAGTCTTTGGAAACTCCTTAATGAAGCAGATATTGTGGTTGGTCAAAACAGTAAACGCTTCGATACAAAAAAGGTGGCAGCGAGATTGGTTATGAACGGCTATCCAAAGCCAAGCACTTATCGTCAGATTGATACGATGATTATTGCAAAGGCTCAGTTTGGTCTGACCAGCAACAAACTCCAATATTTAACGGATAAGTTGTGTACTCAGCATAAGAAATTGGATCACGGTAAGTTTGCCGGTCATTTACTTTGGTCTGAGTGCATGAAGAACAACCCCGCAGCTTGGGCAGAAATGCGTGAATACAATATTGCCGATGTCCTGAGTCTAGAAGAACTCTACGATTTGCTCAGTTCGTGGGACAACACACTTCCTAACTTTGATGTGTATGTAGATGAAATTCTAGATATGTCTGTGTGGGAAGAGGATGGTTTCCATTACTCGAACGTAGGTAAATATAAGCGGTATCGGAATAAAATTACTGGTGTTCAACGGCGTTCTCGTGTTAATCTATTGCCGAAGGAAAAGAGGGACAGCTTGTTGTCTAATATTGCAGGGTAAATATGAGCATTCACAACCGAGTACACGAAGCACACCGCTACACAGTCTTAGCTCAATTCAAAGAAAATAAATATCTTCCACAAACACCAGAGGGTCTGTTAGAATTCTTGTTTGATGAGGATAGTGAATACAGGATTTATTACTATGATGATCCATATACAAAGAACACAATTGGTCAACGATTGAATACTATGTGGATGCTTCCTCTCTGGTTTGTATGTGCCCCTTTCTTGTGGGTGTTTACAGGTGATACGGGGATTAATCAACACAGTAAGCTTGGTAAGTGGATTAGTAAGATGACAGGAGCTTAATATGGATTTTCGATTGTATGAACGAGTGAATACACTAGAGAAAGAACTTGACGATATGCGTTTGCTCGTTCATACTCTCAAACAAGAACAAAGCAATATGCTTGAACAAATTAAAAGATTGAAGGAGATTAATAGTGATGGCAGCGGAAAGTAACGAGTTTCAAATTGGAGATATCATAAAAACTAAAGACTTGGCTTGGGATCAGTACGCAAAAGAACTCCAGCGATTTGGATTTATGCGTGGTGCTACCTACGAAGTGTCTGGTGTATATAATAAAGGATTGACTATTTCTATTAAAGGAAGCTGGTCAAGCTATTACGCAAAATACTTTGAGTTGCATTGGGGAACTAAGGCAGAGAATGAATCCTCTATCGCACGCCCTGTACTTGAGGAACGTAAAGTTGGCAAAGTCCAGATGGACTTGTTCGATTCAGGCTTCCCCAATGCAATCACTGAAGTTGCAAAGGTAATGACATGGGCTGCTGAGAATAAAGGCTATAAACCTCATGATTGGAAAGGTCTTCCAAACGCCGAAACTGAATTCTCTGCTGCTGCTAGTCGTCATCGGGTAAAGGGTTTTATCCAGAAAGCTGAAGGTGTTGCAGCTATTGACAGGACGGATGAAGAGAGTAATATTGTCCACTTGGCTCATACTGCATTTAATATTCTTGCTGAACTTGAACTTGTTTTAACTGGTAAAATCAAATGAAACAAAGTAGAATAGATTCAGTTAAAGAAGTGGTATGCAATACTGGTGTAGGAATGGTGGGATCATGGCTTATTACAATGGCTTGCCTGATGTTCTTCACTACACCAGTTGGGATTGCAACATCCACGACTCTAGGATGCACTTGCTGGAGTTTGATGAGAGGTTATGTTGTGAGACGATATTTTGATTCAAAGCTAGAAACACAAATTAATTAAGGAGAAGTTGTGAAAGATTTGCCAAAGCTTTACAAGAACATCGTAGATTGGAACAAGAAGGCAGGTAGCCGATATGAACCATTTGATACAGTGGAGTGGTGGAGTAAGATGGAACTTCAATCAAACCTCCTGAAAGAAGAGTCTAGTGAAGTTGGTGAAGCTGTAGAGTATTGTGATGCTGAAAACCTTCTAGCTGAAGCCTGTGATGTTTTTGTAATCTGGTCTTACCTTGCTAACCAGTTGGAGAAAGCTGGTTATGATGTCCAAGGTGCAATTGAAGAGATTGGTCGGGTAAATAACACAAAGATTTTCAATACTTATTCTGAAGCTTCTGATACACTAACGTGGTATGAATCTAAAGGCGAGGAAGGCTATTATATTGAAGAGTCTTACTTGAACAATCTTCCTTACTACACTGTTCGGAACAAGAATGGTAAAGTAGTTAAACCAAAGGACTTTGTTAAGGTAGTTTTGAAGGGGTATGTACCTAAATGAACAAAGAACAAACAATGAATTGGAAGCTTGACGTAACAACAAAAGAATATTATTATCGTCTGGTTGACACAGGACATGCGTGGGAGTTCTACCCAGAATTGCCGGGTAGTTGGGAAGAATGTAAAGTAATTTTGGAGGAAGAGAATGAGTGACCAAGTAAGTGCAAAAGTAATTGCTCACAGTAAAGCCAAGGAGACAGGTAAAGAAGTCATTACATTTGAGCTTGAGTTTCCACGGATTGTTTTGGCTGAGTTCAATACACACAATGCTCTGTCAAAGAATTCCAGTTCCTCCCGTGCTATTCCTGTACAAACGATGTTGGCACAAGTACGAGATGATCCGGCAATGCCTGTACGCTTCGGAAAGAAGAATAAAGGCATGCAAGATGCTGGAGAGCATGATGGGTTAGTTGACCTTTGGAATGATTACTTAGATGATTCTGAGGCTTATGGTGCAGAAGATGCTTGGCGAATGGCTGCCCAAAGTGCAGCAAGTTTTGCAGGTGCATTTGACGAAGCCGGTTATGCTAAACAAATCTGTAATCGTTTGATTGAACCGTTCCAACGAATGAAAGTTGTAATGACTGCTACAGAGCTAGCAAATTTTCTTTGGTTGCGTGATCATCCAGCAGCAGATCCAACTATCGAAGCTTTGGCACAGAAGATTAAGAAAGCTTATATTAACTCTGGAGCGGTTGAACTTGATGTAGGTGACTGGCATGTACCTTATTTTTGTGGGAGTTGGGGTAAGGGTGTTTGGAAGAAAGGGCTTGAAGTAGAAAGCCTTCAAGACGCTTTGGACATTAGCGCTAGTTGTGCAGCACAAGTTTCTTACAGGAAGTTAGATGATAGTGCAGAAAAGGCTAAGTCTGTTGTTGATCGGTTGAACTTGGGTGTTGACATTACTGAGCCAATGCATGTTTCTCCAACGGAACACCAATGTACACCAATTGGTCAGCCAGATTTATATGGTAAAGTTAATCACCCTTTCAATCCAAACACTTGGCAAGAAGGTGTGACACACGTTAAAAAGAATGGTACACTTTGTTCAGGCAACCTAGAAGGGTTTGTTCAGTACCGGAAACTTATTCCCGGTAATTGCTACGGAGAGAAATAAAATGAGCTTTGAAAACAATAGTGACTCGCCAATTGAATTCTTTATTTTGGAAGTTGCATCACTGATGGCAATTAGGGAGGGTATTGCTCACCGAGAGGCACATGTAAAGATTCTTGAAACATTATCAGAGTGGGTTTTCTTATATGAGTCAGGCTTGACCGCAAAGCTTTCTTATAATAAATTTCGGAGTAGTAGTGTATGAAAGAACTTATCATTGATTCAGTAGATGATGGTTGTGAAGGGTTTCTGCGAATCGTTGTAGATGGGGAAAAGATTCAGTCCGACTGTCCTTATAACTTCTTTGACCAGCTTCTTACGGCACTTGGCTTTAATGCAGTTTATAATAATATTGAGGAAGACGTATGATTGGTTACAGCCTAAGCTTGTCAGATATGTTGTTGGTAGAAGGTTTCAAAGAGGCTTTTGGGGAAGACAATAAAGAACTAATTAATAAGTATCTTTATGATAACGGGATGGATTGCACTCTTGGTGTAGATGAGGTAGTATGCCGACATCGTAATCTTCGCGGGCAAGTTGTTAATTGCCTTCGTTGGGAAGCACACGAGCGGGATGATCCAAACTGGATGTCTGGGGATGGTTGCTCTTGGGATAATAAAATTGAGAACAGCAGCCTTGACCTTCGCATTCAACTAAAGAATATGGGCAAGATTTTGAATACTGGAGACTTCTGTGATTATGCTGAACGTCATGGTATTCAGTCGGATAGTAAATAATTAAGGGGAATGTTTTGAAAGTAACAAAACGAACTGGGGTGTCGGAAGTTTTTGAAGTAGAGAAGATTAAGAAAGTTGTTCATTGGGCGTGTGAGGGTTTGGAGGTCAATCCTCTGGCCCTTGAATCTAAGTTTGATGAGTTCCTTTTTGATGGAATTAGCTCTAAACAACTTCAAGCCAATATTATTGACAATGCTAAGACTCTAGCAACTCCACAAGAACCTGACTGGGTATTTGTTGCTGGTCGTCTTGAGACTATGAATCGTTGGGCTGAAACACGGACTTATGAAATCCCGTTCCTTGAGTTCGTGAAAGAACAAGAAGTGCTTGGTTTCTGGACTCATGAAATGTTCAAACAATATTCTGATGAGGACATTGAAGAGCTTGGTGAGTACATTGTACAAGAGCGTGACCTTGACCATTCAATTGCATCTGTTCTGACAGCGAAGAGTAAATATCTTCTACCTAATGAATGTATCCAACACATGTTCATGGGTAACGCAATGATTATTGCTGGGCCTGAAGAACAAGATAAAGTTGGTTTTGCTAAGAAAGTATATGATGCATTGAGCGAACGTAAGATCAGCCTTGCAACCCCTTGGCTTAGTAACCTTCGTAACGCTGGTAATATTAGTAGCTGCTTCATTATTTCGGTTGATGATAATATCCATTCGATTTATGACAACCTGAAGAATGCGGCTCTGGTAAGTAAGAATGGTGGTGGACTAGGTGTGGACCTTGCTCGTGTTCGTTGCCGTGGTAGTAAGTTGATGGGGCAAGAGGGTGGAAGTGGTGGTATTATTGGATGGGTAAAACTGTTTAACGATACAGCAGTCAGTGTGAATCAGGGTGGTAAACGAGCTGGCGCTTTCACCGTAGCTGTGCCTATTTGGCACGGGGATGTGGATGTCTACTTGGATGTACAGACTGAAGCTGGTGATCAACGCCTTAAAGCCCATGACATCAAAACTCAAGTTGGTATCTATGACTTGTTCATGGAAACAAAGAATGATTCAACTAAAGAGTGGTATACATTCTGCCCTTATGAAGTAGAAGAGAAACTCGGTATTCAGTTGTTCTCTGTGTTTGGTGAAGAGTTTAATCAAGCTTATAACACTTGTGTACTTGCAGCAGATCAAGGGAAGCTCAAGACGGTTCGTAAACACAATGCTAAAGAACTGTGGAAGAAAGTGTTGCGTGTTCAGTTTGAAACAGGGATGCCTTATGTTGCTTTCTTAGATGAGATCAACAAGCATAATCCAAACAAACATATTGGCAACATCCCTTGTGTAAACCTTTGCACTGAATCGTTTAGTGTTGTGATTCCAGACAAACTTAGCCATACATGCAACTTGGCAAGTTTGGTCGTTGGTCGTATTACTCTGGAGCAACTGGTAGAGTCTGCAGCACTGGCAACACGGATTCTGGATAATGGTATTGCGCTGACTAAGGCACCAACGAAAGAGAGTGAAGATCATAATAACCTTCTTCGCACAATTGGTGTTGGGATTCAGGGATATGCTGACCTAATTGCTCGGGAAAATAAGAGCTTTCTAGACGTTGAGTTCGCAAGCTTGGTGGCAGAGTCAATTGAGTACGGATGCGTCTCTGAGAGTGTAAAACTCGCTAAAGAACGTGGTCCTTATCCGGCTTTTGAAGGTAGCGAGTGGAGTAATGGTAATCGAGTATCTACTTTCATCAGTAATGCAAGTGGTCGTTACGATTGGGTAGAACAACAGAACCAGATTGATTTGTTTGGTATTCGGAATAGTCAACTAACTAGCCCAGCACCGAACACAAGCACTTCAATTTTCATGGATGCTGCTGCTAGTATGATGCCTGTGTACAGTGCCTTCTTTTATGAAGATAACCGTGACGGTTTGAATCCAGTTACATCAATGTACTTGAAAGAGAATCCACTTAGCTACGCTCGTGATATTACTAAATTCAAACCTTGGGATTTGACGAAAACAGTTGGTGCAATGCAGAAATGGATTGACACAGGAATCTCAGCAGAGTATGTGATGGATAAAAACCAAACAGGCTTCAGTGCTAAATGGTTGTGGGATACTCATGAAAGTGCTTGGACCAACAAGAATAAAGCTGTATACTACATCCGCACCGTGAAGCAAGGTGAACGATTAATTAAAGATGCAGTGGACTGTGTAGGCTGCGCTGGGTGAATTAAGGAGAAAAGATGAAGTTGAAAGCAACCCCGCTGTTCAATGAGAACGGCGGTGATGGATACGAGGACCAAGAGATTATCAATGGTAATCCAACGGGTATTGCAAACCTTAATAATGTACGCTACTCGTGGGTAAATCCTTTGTACCGCACTATGGTTGGCAACTTCTGGGTTCCGCAGAAAGTGAGTCTGGTTGAGGATCGAATTACTTTATCTGAGTTGGATGAACAAGAAGAGGAAGCTGTTCGTAAGACACTTTCATTCTTGATCTTTCTTGATTCTTTCCAAGTTAATAACCTACCTAACGTGGCAGAGTTCATTACTTGTCCGGGTGTTAAGAACCTTCTTGCGGTACAGGCTTTTCAAGAAGTGATTCACAGTGAAACTTATCAGTATATCTTGGAAGCTCTATATCCAAGCATGAAGCGTGACGAGATTTACAACATGTGGCGTACCCATGAACCACTGCGTAAACGTATTAAGTTTATCTCTGACATTGCACAGAAGTTTGTAGATAACAAAGATAAAGATTCATTTATTGATGTGGTGATTGCTAACTTTATTCTTGAGGGTTTGTACTTCTATCAGGGGTTTGGTTACTTCCATCAGCTTGCACACCGTAAGAAGTTGGTGCAGACAGACAAGGAAATCACATACATCCAAACAGATGAACTGACTCACATGGGTATTTTTATTAATATCTTGAAAGAGTTGGGTGTTGAGCAATACAAGGAACGTATTATTGACATGTTCAAGCAAGCTGTTGAACAAGAGATTGAATGGTGTCATGATGTTTATGGGGATAAGATACTTGGTATCTCTAAGAAATCATCTGAGCAATATGTGAAGTGGTTGTGTAATGATCGCCTTGGTCGGTTGGGTATTCCAGAGGTTTATGAGGGTGTTGATAATCCTTACAAGCATATTGAGAATGCTTCAAAGCAAGGTGCTACCCGAGGTAATTTTTTTGAATCCTCTGCAATCACTAGCTATGACACATCTGAATCTGTGGATGGTTGGGATGATTTGTAAAATAAAATTTGACATAGCTTTGAAAGAAGCCTAAACTGAGGACCAGAGCATCTCTGCCTTGGTCCTTTTCTTTGTTTAAAATAGGAGAAATATTATGGAATTCAAACGCTTCAGTTCACTAGAGAATAGCTACCGTCAGAACCTCATTGACAAAGTTCAATATGAAGGTAAAGATGGTGGTCTGTGGATGGCTACCGAAAAGCTACACGGCTGCTTTCAGGATAAGACCAAAGTAACTCTACCTGATGGCAGTTATAAGACTATTCAAGAAATTGTAGAGTCCAAATACAGTGGTGAGGTTCTGGGTGTAGATAAAGAAGGCAAGCTTGTCCCAACCAAAGTTGTTAACTGGTATGAAAACGGGAATACAACTGAGTGGCTTAAAGTAACCTTCCAGACTTATGGTGGTAAGGGCGGTAACAGTCGTGCTGTAAAATGTACACCAAACCATAAGTTCTTTTCTCAAGGACAATATCTACCAATGTCGGAGTTGGTTGTTGGAGACTCTGTGGAGTACACCTATTCCGGTTGCTCTTTGAGTTTTATTCAAGAGCAAGTTCTCATTGGTAAGATGCTAGGAGATGGTTCTCTGACAAACTCCTCTGTGGCTTTTGGTCATAAAGAGTTGCACGAGGACTATACTGATTTTACCCTTAAATGTCTTGGTTCCTTGGCAGGTAAACGTCAGGCTGATACAATGTCGGGATATGGCACAACCATCAGCCGTGGTCGTAGTATCTCTACAGAAGAAATTGATAAGCTGTTTGAATCGTGGAGTAAGTCTGTTGGTCATGTGCCCAAACTCACTTTGACGCCAATTAGTCTTGCTTTCTGGTACTTGGATGATGGCAGTGTTTGCTTGAATGACAATCAGAAACCTCGTGCAAGCTTTGCTACCTGTGGTTTTACAAAAGAGTCTTGTCTTAACTTGAAAGCAAGCCTTGCAAATCTGGGTATTACTTCAGAAGTGAATGGCGAAGAGGGGCGTTTGAGGGTTACTTTGTCAGCAGACTCAACAGATTTGTTGTTCTCTTATATTTGCAACTTGGTTCCTGAATCTATGCAGTACAAGTTGCCCCCACAGTTTAGAATTCAAGGGTCTGGTGCAGGTTTTGTGGAACAAGCTACCCACGATTTCACATCTCGTAAATCTTATGCTGTTATTAAAAGTATTGAACAAGTCTGTGAAGATAAACAGCGGTACGATATCGAGACTGAAACTCACAACTACTTTGCCAACAATCTGCACGTACATAATTGTAACTTTAGCTTCTGGTGTGATGGTAAGGAAGTAAAGTTTGCATCTCGTACACAGTTTGTTGATGGGACATTCTTTAATTGTCAAGCCGTTATGAATCAGTATTCCCAAGGCGTACTTGATGGATTCCCATACTTCGCTAAAGAAGGTCAGATACTGGTAATTTATGGGGAGTTGTTTGGTGGTAACATTCAGAAAGAAGTAGAGTACGGAGAGAAAGACTTTAAAGCTTTCGATGTTGTAATTGACGGACAACCCGTTCAAAAACAATCGGCAATTAATATTGCAGACTCTTGTGGTATTGAGTTTGTCCCTGTCATCCATACTGGTACATTAGCCGAGTGTTTAACTCTGTCAAACACGTTTAAGTCCACATTGACACCAGAGGGTTACAAAGAAGAGAACACGTCTGAAGGCTTGGTAATTGAGCCTGTAGAGCCTAATTGGTTTAACAATGGAAGTCGTATCTACTTCAAAAATAAGACAGAAGGGTTTAGTGAGAAGAAACGTAAACCAAAAGAACATATTGTGTTTGAGTTGTCTGATGAAGAATCAGAGTTGATGAATGAGCTTCTGACTTACAACACTATTCAACGTGTGTCTAATGTAATCAGCAAGATTGGTCAAGTAACCAATAAAGACTTTGGTAAGATTCTTGGCCTCACTACACAAGACTTGCTTGAAGAGTTCACCAAGGAAACTGAACAAGATCCTAAGCAGATTGCTGAAAGTAATTGGAAATCTTTCCTGAAGCTGCTACAATCAGAAGTAGGTAAAGAGGTTCGTAGTCAATTTGTTGTGGCTTTGGAGGATTGAAAATGAAAGGTTATGAAGACATTGCGGCCACTCTCGCCCTACTAATTGTTGTACTTGTAGGTGGTTACGTGTATCTAAACAGCGAAGTAATCAAACAACAAAGAGAAGAGTTACGTACAGCACCAAAGAAACATGTAGAGTCGAAGACTTTCGAGTCGTTGGTAAAAGTCACTGAATAACTTTATTCAAGACAAAAGAAAGCCCGAGAGACTCACGTCCTCGGGCTTAATCATATCTGAGATAAGCTGTTGGCTCAGCTTTCTGTGCCTAGTGGCTTCTTATTATTGTTCTTTGCCGCTGTATATAACAGCGTTAGAATTATTATTGTTTATAATCTTTGGATTATTTTTGTATGTTGATTGCATGGTTTTCATCTGCATCTCAAGTATATATACACGTTGATCCGTACTCACTTGATAATCATCTTGCCTTTCAGAAACCTTATTCAACCTTGTCTCTAGATAATCCACATTATTAGCTACGACTTTCATAACCTCTTGCTGAACCAAAGTGAGCTTCTGAGCATAATTATTAGCTCCAGCATTCTCACTTGCGTTATTCATCAAGATTGTTATTAGAATTGTAGATAAAAGAAGGTAGGCTATTGTCCCTGCTCGATCCAGTATTTTCCAAAACAACTAGACCTCCGACTTACTTCCGTGATTTTAAAGTTCCGAAATACAAATCAAGCCTCGCCAAGAGGTCGGATCGCATCCCTTCAATATTAGTAACCAATCTTTGCTCTGTATCCTTGAGCTGCTGATTACTTACTTTGTCTGTATAGAGGAATAGCACTCTACTTTCTAACTCTTTGTTTTGTGTTCGGATGTCTTGAATAACAAGAATGCCAAGGGCCATCACAACTGAGATAAGACCTAACGCGAGCCTTTCCCACAAAGCAGAAATACGATTGTTCGCGCTATCATTTGACATTGTATAATCCCATCTGAGCCTTCTTATTCTTGCGGATAGCTTCCATCTGCTTTTCCCACAAACCAATACAACCAACATTCTTGTTTTGTGCAAGAGCTAGATCAATCAGACTTTCACCAGCAGGCTTAGCTTTGCAAGGGCTGGCCAACAAAGCATCACTTGGAAACACATTCACTATCGGTTGGGTAGACGGCACAGTATCCCTCCCGAAGCATCCCGATAAGACTAGTAGAGAGCATCCCATCATCAGGCAACACATTAGTTTCTTTAAGGTTTTCATTCTTAATTATCTCTTGTTTTACATGAGGCTTTCTTAGCTGCTCAATCTTGTCAGATACTTCGTTAGTTTTAGTTTCTGCTACTTTCTTCTCAGCCTCAACTTCAACCACCGAAGCACTATCTGTTTCACAAGACAAATGCTTCAAGTTGAGGGACTTTTCATACTCTGCAATCGTTTCCTTGGATTCTTTGAGTGCGTATATAGCCACAGCTTTATCGTTACTGAGAGAGTAGGAAAGATAGCCAAATCCTAAAGTGCTTATAGATAAGCCAAGGATGATGTAGAACGTTATTGAATTGAATAGGTTGAACATCATCCTTTCCTTATTATCTATTAGGTTTCCATCAACCCGCTAATCCAAAGATTAGAAAGTGCAAAATCCCACTGAGACATGTCTATTTGCACATGGCCGATATGAACGTGTAACTTACCTGCCGGTGTTTGGTCGAGCGCGGTAAACCCCCTATCAAAATAAAACCCCATGTCTGTTGGAGTACCTACCGGAATAGAGCCGTCAGACAGTTTACGGAATTTAACTTGAAATCCTGTACCAGTAGACGCAAGTACCAGCGGCACATAGTCTACAGCAGCATTACCATAAGCCGTTACAACAGGCTGCACATTACCATTGATAGTAGGGTGAGTTACTGTTAAAATCCCCGTACCTGTATCATAGGTAGATGTAATAAGAGAGTTGAACGGGGAGTTTGATGTCCCCCACACAGACCCAGTGTAGTTAATCCTGCCAGCCATACGACGCAAGAGGAAGAGAGTTGTCAACCCAGAAGAAGGTGTTCTGACATCAAAGGGTATCCTAAGTTCAGCAGAAGAACTATCTGTGTAAGCTTGAACAATAGCCTTGAGGTTTGTTTGCAGTTGAGGGTGTGTAATAGTAATCAACCCACTTCCTGCCACAGATACACTAAAGCGGCTAGCACCAAAGAACCTGGAGTCTGGTGTAATAGTGTTGGTTGCAAGGTCGATTGTAAATGAACAAGGAACACCAGCCCTAACAAATGCTTGTGTAGCGCCTACAGATCCGCCCACAGTCACACCGCAGGCCGCCGCCCGCTCATCTGGTGCAACAATCAAGGTGCCGATTTTACTACCTAGATAATCCAACTCAAGTTCTGTGCCACCAACAACACCTGTAAAATTTACTGGGATGTGGGCGCTGTCACTAATTATCTGCCAGTTGGGGTTGATCGCTGTATCCCGACGCACTGTTGCAGCAATGACGTTGTACTTCTTATCATCATTACCTTTTACCTTATCATCTTCTAAGGATGTAACTCGTGTTGCCAAGGAGTTGCTAGAAGGGATCTCAGCCCAAGACCCGGAGTACAGCCACCTTTTCCCAGTAGTTGTTTCATTAACCTCCATACCACTTTGAGGGGTAATAAATAGCCAAGATCCACCAATTCTTACGTAGAACTTATTGTCAGTCGTAAGTACAACAGAGTTCCCCTCACTTGGACTACCCGGAAGGGCTGCTACAAACGAATCAACAGCTCCCTTTCCGAGAAAAGAGAGGGCTTTGAAGTTAGAGTTGATAGGATCACCCCAGCTAGCCTCACCAGTAGTCCAACCATAGTTAATGCCGAAAAACGGACTTGTAGTAGCTGGCATTTAGCCTCCTTGATTCTCTTCTAAATTATCAGTGGTGAATTGTTTAATGAACTTACCCACTGTGCCAAGACTGGCTACAACACCCATTGCGATAATAATATAAACGGGACTTAGGGAAACCAGACCCATACCAAAAGCTAAACTTACACCATAAGACAATGCGATAAGAATGTTGGCCACTAGACTTAAGAAAGAATAAGTACGAAGGTGTTGTTTTGGGTTATCAACTAATTTTGGTTTACTTAATTTCATTTACTAAATCCTTTACTTCTTGTGGGACATCACCTATACACCATTTCCATTCTTTAGTTGCTCTGTTGATCAAACCATTCATGATAACCTTTTTACCTTCAGAGTTTTTTCCATGAACCCATTTGGTCAATTCATCACAAACAAGCTCATGTTTACCGGCATTGAAATATCTAAGCATGGTGCTTGACTGTAAGTTTCCAATACCCTTGTTGAAGGTGAAGTCTAGCAATGCTCCATATTCCCAATCTGATTTAAACGGAACTTTAGTCACTGAGCGAAGTTGTTTGTCATGTTTGATAAGATCTTCAGCAAATTTCTGAATGCATTGATCGTAAGTGAGGTTTTGACCAAGTTTAACGTCCGGTCCAGTGTGACCTAGACAATTCGTGGGCACGCCACCGGTATCTAGATAGGTCTTTAATACTGGTTGCCCATTGGGTGCTTCAGAGGGAGCAGTTAAGAAGGCACCAGCCAAAGCCAAGGAGCTAGCAAGACCAACCCCAAGAAGCTTTTTATACAAATTAGAGTTGGTGCTCATTATCTTAATTCCCTCTTTGTACTGCACATGAAAGTGTACCGGATGACAAGTCTACAGGAGAGCCACTAAGATTGAGCAGTGTCACAGTTACAGTGTCTGTTGCAGTAACTGCTGCCACCATTACCAGACCACCAATATCTAAACTGAAAGAGGCTGTGGCTTTATCTGTGAGCTTGGCACCACTAACTGTAACTGTAGTCTGAGCTATTGCACCAGATGCAATGGAAGGTGGATCATAAGTTTTACTACCTGTCAGATAGAGGGCATTGTTACCACCATTTCTGCAACCACGTACAATACTATTAGTACCTAGGTCTGTAACAACTCCACCAGTATTGCTGCGGTTGAATATCAAATCTGTAGCTGAACAACCTGCTGCACCAACATCAATCAGTACAGTTTTGTGCCGACCGCCTCTGACTTGGCAGAGTGTAGCTGTTGTACCAAAGATAATCTCGTTGTCAGAGTCACATGAGATAACCTCAATACCACTTCCTAGTGCATAAACATCGCCCACACCGTTTGCTTCGAAGTCTGTTCCAAAGAACCGATCACCACTGGCACCTATTGGAGCAAACACACCATACTGTGAACATGCTTCAGATGTACCACCAATGAAGATATTCCCCAGAGTGTTGACCAAATGAATCCCTACATCTGGACCTTCAATGATAGGATTAGGGAAGTAACAGTAGGAAGTTTGTTCATTCACCAAACGCTTGTCTAGCATAACCCCGACTGCTGGCTTAGAGCCCAGATACCAACCTTCTTCGTTAACTGAGACTGCAACATCAATTTCAGTACATACGGCAAACTCAACAAGTACACCGGCTGATGCAGTACCAGCACCACGAACCGAAGCACCGATTTTAGAGTGGTGAACACCGCGAACGTAAACAGCATTCAGTGCAGTAGATGGACACTCAATGATGAATTTATTTCCCGCACCAAACTTCATGTTATACACAAGATCAGGAGCTGTTGGGCCAGCATCAAGAATTACTGCATTACCCACGCCGGAATATCGTAAGCGAACTTCGCCGCGAGCCTCAATCATCGAATCTTGAATAGCCCAGTTTGGAGAGACTGTATATTCGTAGATTCCAGCAGGGAATACGAGAAGTGTTGGAGTTGTTTGAGCAGCAATGTAGTTACGTGCTGCAAGAAAGGCTGCGTCCCAGTCGAGTTGTCCAACCACTTTAAAATCAATAATGCTGATTTCTTCACGAAGTCGGTCAAAGACTTTACGCCCCAAGAAACCAATTTTGTTGGCTCCCTTAGCGACATCTGTAGAGTTATTTAGATTTGATTCTAAGTTAGCTACGGTTGTGGACAGATCAGTATTGCTGGGGATAAGAAGAAGTGAAGTACCGTTAAACTGGTAATATTGACCAGTGGTTCTCAAAGTCACCACAAACCATTTAGGTGTTGGACTAGAATACCGCTGGCCACCTACATCAAAATAAAGTCTATTATCTGTAGTGTTAAAATGAGCTGTGCCAGTTGAATAGGCTGGAAGGGTGGCTGTAATACTGTCAATGTTTTTATCAAACATGTAGGAGAACTTGACAAGGTTTTCATCCATCCCCAAGTTCCAGTTTGACTCCCCAAGAGCCCACCCAAATTTCCCCTCTAAGAAGGGCGATGTTTGTTGAGTCATATTAAATCCTTATTTCTTGTCTGGGGCAGTTGGTCGAGACTCTTTGTTAGGGAACCCAGTGGTCTCAGGAAGCCCACGAAGAAGCTTCCTATATTCCCGCCATTCAGCCACAGTCCCCTTGGCTTTAGGATCAGAGTCCTGAACCTTATTAAGCTCAGAATCGGCCCTAACAAGCTCTGCATCTCTCCAAGATTTTTCCCTACTTTCTAGAACTTCTTTTGTTTCTTGTACCCAATAGAAGCCACCATTATCATAGGTCATACCAACTCGGGCGTGAGGTGGGGCACTCTTCATAATAAGAGAGGGGTGGTATCTGCCTTCAGGATCAATATCCGTAAGTTCAATAACTTTGTCTGAAAGAATAATAGCCCACATATTTACCACCTAATAATCACAAGACCGTTTTTACCAGCGCCACCAGCAGCACCGCCTGTACCACCACTACCACCGCATCCAAAACCGGTTGCGACAAGACCTGTGAGAGTTCCACCTTCTACTGAGGCACCGCCGCCATCACCACCACCTTTACCGCTGATAGTTGTAGTGGTGAAAGTTGCTCGTTGGAAGCCCGGACCTTTGGTGTCGTTAACATCACCACCAATACCGACACCACCATCACCACGATCTTGTCCAGATGCAGAAGTGGCCCCAAGACCACCAGTAGCACTACAGAAAGCACCAAAAGAAGAGTTACCACCAGATTGTGCAGGAGTTCCCCCACCAACTGTCGCTCCATTACCACCAGCACCAACTGTCACTGAAACGGATGTTACTCCAGTAAGATCTTGTAGTTTTGTGGCAATGCCGCCTGCACCACCACCACCACCTGCTGTAGCGTTTGAACCACCACCAGCACCGCCTGCAAGTACATACACCTCTGCTTTTTTAAGGCCAAGTTTGAGGATAGAAGGAACAGTCCAACTTGAAACACCTGCTGTAGAAAAGACAACAAGGCCCGGTTTCAATACATCTGCCCAATATGTTTCGGGAGTATCTGTAGTCGGGTTTTGGTTTGTATTAGTTTGCACTGCTACATAGAGCTTACCATTACCACCTGTCACATAAGACTTACCAGCTTGGTATTCAGTTACAGAATCCCAAACAGCAATACCATGTTGCAGAACGTGAGCAATAGCTTGGTCTTGGCGATTCTGTGACCAGTTTTCCCATTGGTAAGGTGGTACTTCGGCAGTCCACCCTGTTTGAATTTTTACATTACTAGGTGCAACAATAGCACCACCAGAGGACCAGATATACTGGTAGTCGGGTTTCGATAGCTCAGCCAAAGTGGACTTCCTTAAATTTAAATAGATTAAAGTAGAGATGCATACTTACCACCTCCAATAACAACAGCTCCGGGGCCACCATAACTAATACCGTAGGTGAGGCCATATCCACCTTCAACGCTCCCACCAAAGTACAAGTCAAACTCTAAATCCCACCCACCGGCAAGGCCCAGTGTTGTTAGATCACCATAACCTTTAGCACCGATAACACCTTGGAATGCGAAAGCATCTCCAGCCACGTATGAGCCGTAATTAACTCTTACACCAATTGGCTTAGGCACAAATCTAGACGGATAGCCACTTGAATAACTAACGTAGTTGAGAAGTACAGTTTCAAAAGAACTTAACTCTTTACCAACAAGGAGGGTGTAAGCTGCATCACCCTCTTCAATGATTTGATTCTGAGGGCTATCGAATACAAATTTGACAAACTCTAATAATTGGTTAGGTGTGGCATTGGTGCTATTCTTAATGATCTTAGCTTTAATGAAAAGTCTATATTGATCATCATTGAGGAGGGTGTTACCAGCAAGAGGATCGTCTATTCCTCTATAAAATCCACCGACAGAACTATCATTCAAATCACCAAAAGATTCTGCATCTGGATAACCAAGGTATGCAAAATAGGTGAGAAGTGCTGTGTCGATGAGTTCCCTTGGCTGACCAACAATATCACCGAGGATGTCTAACTGAGTACCAGTAGCAGTGTCAAGAGAGCGCTCTTGCATCAGTTGGCGGAAGACTTCTTGAAGTTCTATCTTTCCGCCAAGGAGGAGTTGTAAATAAGAGTCGAATATCGGATGGTCTTCAGTGCGAAATTGTTCAGTTACTCGACCTCTGGCAACATCTAAATATTGTTGAATCTCAAAAAGGTTGACTTCTGACATACAACCTCCTTAAGTGATGACGATGTTGATAGAACTTAGACTAGCTATATCGCTGAAAATAATTGGAATGTTAGTTGTTCCAATAGGACTTGGTGAAGTACCAATAGTTAGAGATTCAACTTGATGACCCTGAACCGCGTTGATCGGTGTATACAAACGACTGTAGATAACATCGTCACCAGTACCAAAGTTAGCTTGGAAGTACGCAATGAGATTGCTACGAATCAGGTCATTTCCGTTAGCCGGGAAGTTCACGTCAGTTGTAATATCCATATTGATATAAATAACAACAGGGTTAGGACGTGAGAAACTTACAACGTGTGTACCACCTTGAATATCAGTGACGTTTACACTCGTATTACCGTAACTCAAAATGCCAGTTGGTTTGTTTTCCCAAATAGCATTACCAATGTCTTGACTCAAACCACCAGAAACAATAGGAAGGAAGCTGTGGGCTGGAACACCGTTACCGTCTACAACGCTTGTATCATTCTCATAGATAGTTACTTCAGTAACATTATCAAGATTGATTAGGGCTGAGTAGATAGCATCATATGTATTGGTTGCACGATCAAACTTACCATTACGGAAGCGTAAGCGAAGTTCTTCATCCGTCTCACGATTGGTGCCTGCTGACGCAGCCACGGGATTGATTATACTATCCCAACCAAGCATTGGTGTAAGAATAGTATCAATGGTGTTTGCAGGTTGTTCAATTGGTCCAGCATTGACAGCAACAACTTCACCAATGGTACGAACTTTGTTAATGCCGAGATTAACAGAAGTGGTGAAGTTTACAGTGCTGAAGATATCATTTCTATCAATTACTAATGTAGTGCCAACAACAGAACTAGTCAGTGTTGGATGACCACCAGCAATAACACTTTGCAGACCAGCAAGAATCTCAGCAATCGTTGCACTACCATCTGATGTAAATGTGATGGTGTTAGAGGTCGTTGTGTCGGCATAAGTGATGGTATAAGCTGTGCTGTCCGCTAGGACTACTACGGAGACGGTTATGCCGCTAGCGTTGCTCGCAGCTAAGGAAATAGCACCAGTTGTAGTGAATTGTTCACCAGTTGTAGAGCTACTTACTGTCTGCCCTACAGGGATCAGTGTGTTAGTGTCGCCAGCAATTAGAATAGAAGCAGTTGTAAAGGTTTGTTCTTTACGTGTAATACCTGCCAATGCTACAAGGTTATCAAGAGCAATACCTGTTGCAGCGTTTGGATCAAACGCTGCATAAACTTCTTGGGCAGCTTCCCAAAGGTCAGCTTCACTTGGGGCAGCTAGGGAGATAAGGCGACCGAGTGCAGACGAATCTGATACATCAACTACATCGCCTACGGCAACAAGATCTATGAAAAGTTGTACAGCCAGAGCCCTATCACTTGCTAAGATATCGGCTAAGCGCTTAATGACAAAACCGGCGTCTGTTAAACCTGCCATGTGCGTTCCTTTAGTTTAACGGTTGAATTACGATAGGTGCACTGACCTCACCGGTTACAACGCGAACTTTGAATGTTAGGGAGTACTGACGATTTGCAAAAGAAGAGTCAAAAGATACAATTTCTTTCACACCTTCTTCTGCTAGAATCTGTTGCTGAAAAATCAAATCAGCCGCTGCTTTAGAAGTTTGCTTGATACCGAGTAGACGTTGCCAGTACGGGACACCATAAGTAGTGTCCAAAAACCATTCATTTTGGAAGGTAAGCAGCCTGATTTTTAGTCTTTGAGCAACTGTCTCTGTGAATGGTTGAGTAGTATCTTCAACCTGCAACGGCCCGTTGTGCCAGATGATGTCCCAGGATGTGGGATCGAGTTTGAAATCCATTACATACCCCTTAAGGATTAGATGGTCCCGGTCCGGGGATGTGGTCATGCGTGCTGAAGATGATACCGTTGAAAGTTTGGATACCAATACCAGTGTAGTTGCCAGTATGCGCATAGTCACCTTGATGCACGATACTGCCTATCCAAGTTGTGTTTGGAATATCAACAACCATTGTCTGGGCATTCAAATTAATAGAGCTTGAAGCATTAACAGTAGCATCTGAACAATTAATAACTACGGGTTGGTTACTTGTATTAATCTCAATACTACCATCAACTTTAATTCTAACTTCAGCTTCAGCACCGCCAAGGTTTCCAAAAATAACCGTATCTTTGGTATCATGGGTGAGTACATGCTTTGCTGGATTATTTACGGCCATTCCCGGAGGTTGAATCCCCGGAAGAAAGATGGCATCACCTTTATCCATTTTAGCGAAGTTCGCGGGACTTGATGGCCTGCCGTTACCAGCTTTCCAGCCATCCATGTTTCTCATAGAGAATAGAGCAGTGCCTGTATCACCAACTTCAATCGGGAACGTGAATCCGGCCTTCTTAGACACTTGGAAAGAAACTGGAACACCTCCAATGGTTGGACGTTCCGCTACAGTTCCATCTTGTTGCTTCTGATTAATGGTTGGTTGAATATCTACCATCTGCCCATTCAATCCATCGCGGACAGCAACCACAATACAAGGCATGATTGTGTACACATTATTCATTTGGCTATCAAAAGCACTCATCATTGTGCTTTGAATAGCTGCTACTGCTTCTGCACTCATGATCCAGCTCCTGCCTGAACAACCTTCTCTAAGCTGGTAGCTCTAATCTCGGTGTACCAAGTAGGAGAACGCCAACCACCTGTGTGGCGAAGAGAGTCAACTTTAAGCCAGCCGGTAATCAAAGTGTCTTCTAGATAAATAATATCTCCAGCACTAATATCTGGGTTAAGAAGAATCTTCATTTGAATGCCGGGCTTTTTAACTTTATCTTTGGTTGACCTTTGACGATCACCAGAAACACGATAGGGTGTTTCAATCAAACCTGTATACTTAGAAATCACATAAGCTTGTTGAAAGTTTTCTGTGTTAGCTCTGTCATTGTCATGGATGTAGACTACATTATCGTCTAACTGCCAATTGCAGGCATATTTCTCACAAATCTCATTCAACATCTCTTTCGGAGTGCCACTAAGCGGATAACCATATATAAGAGGGTTGTTGAGGTTAGTTCCGTTGAAAACCCCACGATCAGCACCAATGGCTCTGATAAGTCTTTCAGCAGCGACTTTAGGAGACTGGCCCTCTGGGACAAACTCAGATAATACTTGTTGATTCAGCTCAACATAGCCACTACCCAAGGTCAGTTGGGTGACTCTATCCGTACCAGCTTTCCGGGTTGTTACATGAGTGACTTGACCCGAGAATAAACGCTTAGGTCCACCAGTATCCAAATACCCAGCTGAAAAGACTGCTGCTGGGTAGTCAGTGTCTAGGAGTTTAATGTGCTCAGTGCTAAGATTGTAGACCTCAATACTTGCACTATTCGTTTTCTTCTTGTTGTCCGTACTTTTACTAATGTCAAACGTAACTTGAAGATCGGTGACCTGCAAACCTTCTCCAGTTTGAAAATCCCCAATGATAAGTTCGTACTGGCGATTCCTCTGGATTAAGTCCATTAATCTTCCTCGGTATAGATGTAGAAAAGATTGTAGTACTGATCAATCGAGTCAGGATAGGTTTTGTAAGGTTCACTAATAATATCAGCTTTCTCTTCCATCCAGATAAAACCTGTCAACGGGAAGATTGCATAATCTAAAAAGATTGGGTAATTAGGAACTAAAGCCTCACCTAAAACAATTGGATGGTTGTCAGCATCATACAAATTAATAAAATACAACTTAGACCGTTCATTGTAGATAAACTCAAAGATATATGAGTCACCCTGAAAAGCTATGGTGTAAGTATAGTACGGATCAGGGAACAACGACATAGCAACATATTTATCAGCCATTCGCTCGTGCCTGCCTTAATGGATCGGTATCTTTGGGAGAGTTACCAGTGCCAACATCTTGTGGTGTACTGTCTTGTTTACCCTTAGATGATTTACTTGCAGATTTCTTTGAAATAGAAGCCTGTACATCTTTAGGGATAGTTGTTTTCTTCAGGAAAGCAAAAGTAACTTGTTCAAAAGTGATATCACAGTAAAGGCCATAACCGGTGTTAGGATCTTCCTTGAAAGTGATCTTAGTCATTACAAGATTATTAATAACTTTACGCAGGAGGGTATTATCATATTCAAACAAACGAACAAGTTGAATACTCGGATCAAACTGACCTGTCTTATCGTTGAAGATTACACCAGCAGTCAGATCAATAAGAGCTTGTCTAATCTGTTCAAGAAGATCTACACGGGCTGAGTCAACAACTACATCAGGACGGGAATCAGACAAGAATTGTCCAATGCTATCAGGGATGAACCTCTTCAGAACACTTTGATCTGTGGAGTTAACACTAACAGCATCTGGGGCAGGGCCGCTGTTGTAGGGAGAATTACTTTCCAAATCTTGAATTAGATAAGTCCCGGTACTAATATCCACACCAGTAATCACAGCACCAATTGTAAACACTGGGTTATCTTTGATGTAGTGGTCTGTGACGTTCCCCCCGGAGTCTATTGGGTGACGGGTGACACTACCCTTATAATTTTGAGTGTAGCTGGAAACCGCATCAAAATAGATGAAGCCCCCGTTTTCAACAGAGGAGTCACCCCAAGAGATAGCTAGTGACATGGATGCTCCTTATTGTTTAACTGGGAATTGTACTTGAGCTTGTTCAAACAAACCTACAACCAGCCCCCTGAATTCATTAGCCAATGCATCAGCCTGACCCTCAACGTCTAGTTGTGCCATTGTTACAGGATCAATATTTAAACCAACTTGAAATTGGAAGGTTTGAGCAATATCTTTTAGTTGTTGTTCGTCAGCAACAGACTGAGCACCACGAGCATATTCATTAGACACATAGTCTTTGTATTGATTGGACTCATCTACACTAAAAGGAGCTGAGACATACGCACTTGCACCGGCAATGCTTCCCGCTAAGCCGTAAGCAAAATTACTGAAAGGCCCAGTGCCACGATTTGCAATGTCCATTTGGACAATATCAGCACTTGCGGAAGCATTGTCATTCCACTGTTTAAAGCTAGCAACGGCATTCATGATACCAGCAATTTCTCTGGTAGTGGCTTCGACGGTCGGTAGAAAATTACCAAATGCATCCGAAGGCTTGATTGCCATGATTTGATCCCAAAGGATCTTAATATCTTGCCAGTCTTTTACAAGTTGTCCGGTTTTATCTACACCAAGCCAATCACCAATAAGACTATCTTTCCCTTCAAGTGCACGAACAAACGATTGGGGCCAAAGAAGTAAGTCATCCGCGTATTTAGTGGCCTCATTAAAGCCTTCAGACAACACCCTTACCAAGTCACCGCTTTCACTTAGTCCGCTGTTTAAGGTGCGGAATATGCGGGCAAAACCCTCTTCTACGCCTGAATTAGAGGCAAGAACTGCCATGTCATTTACAGAGTTTTGATAACGGGCTTGTTCAGCTTGAGATGCTTGAGATGCAGTGCCTAAAGCACCGCCTTGATTAGCTCTTTGTGATGCAGCAGCACCTGCATATGTCAGAATATCACTTGTGACCTTACCTTTTTTCATGTCAGCCAAGAGCTGTTGAATAGCATCAGCGCCAGTTTTATTACCGCCAAGCTTAGCTTGATATGCCTGAGCAAACAGTGCTGTACCACCCGGAAGTGCCTCGGCAATTTGACCGGTAAGTTCCTCAGACATCAACTTACCTTTACCTGCCACTTGGGACAAAGCACGGAATAAACGATTTTGAGTAGTCTTGTCTAGTTTATTAACTCGGGCAAGTTCAGCAAAGCCACTAAATACTTTCTGGCTCTCTTTTAATCCAATACCTGAACCAGTAAGACCAGAGATTAGTTTGTTGTAGTCTTGACTTGCGTCGAGGAAGTTGAAACCTACGCGCTGTCCCTCCGATCTAAGGTATTGAAAAGATTCTTTACCTTGCTCTGGTGTACCTCCCGCTTGTTGAACTACAGCAGAAGATTGCAGCTGGGCACTAACTACTTCTTGGTTTCTTCGATTTAAAGCACTAAGGCCATATCCACCAAAACCTAATGCAAGAGCAGGGCCGTAGAATCCCGAGATACCTCGACCAATTAAGCCTCCACCTACAGCAGCACCAGTAACATGAGCTGTCTTACTTCCAGTTGGATTAGTACGCTGATTAACATGCATCGGTTGAGCAGATGCCCTATTCAACGCACTACCAACTGAGCGATTAAGCGCTGCTTGGTTTACAACAAAATTACTCACTTCGAAGACAAGCTTATTACTTGCCATATCCAAAGCGTTGCCGAGGGCAAAATTAAGCTTCTTCTGATCTACGTTAAAGTTACCGATGTTAAGAACAATTGGTTTATTAGCAAAAGTACCTAACTTCCTCAGCCTGTTCTCAACATGGTCTAAAGCTTTGTCTGCCTTAGCGACAGAGCTTTTTTCGACCTCTATTCCAAGACTTGCGAAGTAGCGCTGGATCATCATTGTAAAATACTACTCCGTCATTTCTGTTTATTTTTATCTGCGGCTCTATCTCTGGCTTGCTTCGTAAGGGCATCATGCACATCGAGCATTTCCAACATATCGTAGAGCTGTTTAGTGCTATACTTCCAACCCATCTCTGCTGCTAATTCAAGACCGCCTTTCTCATGCATTGCAATTCTGTATATCTGCCACGACTGAGAGAAACTATCGTTGATTTCTTTTTCTAAAGGACTTGGCTTAATCCCCGATACAGTGGTTACTCTTCTGTATCGGGCGCCTGAAAAAGTTCTTCGAAGTTGAAGTCCAGCACCTCTTTATAAAGTTTATTGAGGTGGGCATAGCGACGAGAGAACTTTACATCAAAGGATTTCTCAGTCATACCAATCGATGGGCAAATGATTTGTTTCATTTGACTAAGATCAGCCTTACCACTATCAATTGCTGCTTGATGCTTCTCCATGAACATCAAGCCCAATGTTGCTGGTAAGGCTGTTACAAGATATTCGGTATCATCAATTGTCAGAGTTGTTTGTTCTAGAACTTCAAACTTTGGAGCTGCCATTTATTTTATCTCAGAAATTAAAATATGTTGTTGATAAAATTAGTAGCCTCACTCACCGCACTGTCAAAGAGACTCGTAGACGGACGTGTGTTACCACCAACTTCATATGTATCTGTTGTTTGTGCAAAGATTTCCCAGTTCCTATACTCAAAACCACCAGAATAAGTGGTTGTTGGGAAGCCTGTAATGTACGCTTCATTTGTTGAGAATACACTGCCGCCAGAACCATCTTTCAATGTCAGAGCAATCCTTGAGGTTCCAGTTTCTTCATCAGCAATAAGGATGGTAGACATCACATCATTACTTGGAGAAAACTGAGCCAAAGAGAACTGAATAGTTGCAGAAGTATCTCTATTAGGAACCCGTGTGTGTTTACCACGAATACCACGAACAACAGTAAAGGACTTTGCACTTCTGGAGATTGAGATGCTTTGCCAACCGACAACTTGATAACCACCAATCGTAAGTTTAACTTCGTTGGGTGAATATGTAGTCACAGTGAATCCATTTGCCATCAGATAATTCCCTCTAGAATTGGTAAAGCACCCGTGGCAATGTTAATCAAGTCTTGCAGAATACTTTGTTCATCTGCGTTGCTGCCAATATTGATAACCGCTTGAGAAGAGCGTAATACCCAAACTCGGGTATCAACAGAAGCACTTTTAGAAAGAGTTGGAAGTTGTTCAATCCAAGTAGTGGTTGAGAAGAACAAATCACTACCGGAAGAATCTTTGATTAGGAGATTGAATTTCCCACGCTGACTAATCTCATCAAGCTGCCAAAACTTAGTCAGTACATCATTTGAGAAAGATCCACAATGAAGTGTCAAAGTAATTGTATATGTCTGGTCACTTTGATAAAGCCTGCCCATCTGCCCATCTGCTGTTTTGATGGATGTAAAAGGCATCATATCTTTATTAATAGATATGAAAGTTCCATCTACAAACCCTTCAACAGCTAATATGCCGCCAATAAGGCAGGTTACTTCATCAGGAGCATAGTTGAATATTCCGGCCATAAAAGCTCCTTAATAAAAGGAGGGGACAAAAGTCCCCGCACAGTTATGGTTAAATCAGACGTTCAGTTTCCAACGGTCTGGAACATCACCACCTGCTGCTTCAACAGCAGCAACTTCTGAATCACTAAGTGGGATATTACCGCCGATGAACAAGTCACTACCAAACAGGTAAATTGCCCAATCACGAGTACTAGTATCAGAAGCAAACTGGACTGCTGGCGGTGCAACAATAATTGCGGTATTGGAACTGGCAACAGTCATACCGCTAGGATCTTTCAGGGTACAATTAAATACCCAATCGTTATTAGTAGTGTTAGCATCCGCAAGTTGTAGTTGCTGAAGTACTGTATTACTTGGGGAATACTGGTGAAGTGTAATAGTTACGTTCATTCCAGTATTGCGGCGGCGGACCCGACCAAAGGCTGCTTGCCCAATACCTTGATATGGAATCGAACTCGGCTGCAATCTATCCATACTTACAAAAGTTCCATCAGCGAACCCCGTTACAGTATGGACGAAATCACCTTTTGAAATTACAATCGTAAAGTCGTCAGGTGAGTAGCTCCCGATAAAATTATCTGCCATAGTTACCTCTAAGTTGTTTGGGAATCATCCCTTGTCGTTTTGTTGGGGCGATCCCCGTATATCTCTTCAGAAACATTATCGTATGCAAGGGCTGCTTCTAACTCTGTTTCAAATCTTTTCTGTAGGTACACGATACCATTACGGTTAATTCGGGCCATCCACTTATCACGCTCTTTATCATAATAAACGCCCTTATAGATTGATGTACAATCTTGAGGTTTAGATTTATTATGATTACCTATATCTCGATTAACCCAACGACAATTATCTTTGCAGTAATTACCATCAAAGTCTATACGGTCAATATCAGCACCTTCAAACCAACCTTCAGACATGTCCAACCAGAAACCTTCAAAAGTCTCCCAATCTATGGGGTAAGAAATCCCACGTTCTCCATACCTATTCCATCGAGAATTGTTTGGGTTGGTGCATCTGTCCTTAAGTCCCTGCCAAGAGTAGTAGGCTCCTGTACCAGACATTCCGTGAGTAGTCACCAGACCGGAAACTATCTCTTTTTGCAGGCAACCGCACGATTTGGTATTTCCAGAAACCAATGCCTGTTGTCTTACGCTGAACTGTGAGGACTCCCCGCAAGAACAGATAACCAGAGTCATGTTCCTTGGTGTCTTGCCATTCTCATAGAACATGCCGAGATTTTCCAAAACCTCCAACCTACCGTATACATCCCCAACACTCAAATCATTAGTATTTTTAAGTTTTGTCATTTCCCGCTGGTAACAACCACAGGAGAAACTAGGTTTAGTTGGGGAGGTTAGAGCTGCGGCCCTGAGAACAGATATGGTTCCGCAATCACAGGTGCACTCTACGAACTTTGCTTTTGACCCGTTGGGAAAAGTTTTGTAGAAAACATCTGAGGTAACTTCCCACCTATTGTACTTGTCACCTATATTAATTTGGATAGCTTTAGTTGACATCTTATTTCACCTACTCTATTAGTTGAGTATTAAGTTTAACACTCCTAAGCGTAGATGTCAACACTCCAAGCTATCCTTTTATAGTCAAACTGACAAGAACCCGTTGATCAAAATGCGTCTAATACTTCCCGCCAAACGAGCACGGAACACAAATACACCAGCAGTACGTTGAGCACGAAGAGTAGGACTAATGGTGCTTACATCCGGGGTAGTGACGCTCCATCCGCGATCAATCAAGCCATTAGCTTCCGCTTGCGAGAGTACAGAACGAATTTCATTTTCGATAATGGCCAGCCCCGGATTTGTCATCGGAACTTTCAAGCTATTAATCAAGCGAAAATAAACACCTTCTTGTAAGCGCGCATAAAGCCAGTCGATACCCACAATCTCATCAATTGGTGAACCGCCGAAAGTGTCACCGTCTTGGAAGATATTCACACCAGCAACAGTAGTGTACATGTTGCAATTCTTATTGCGAAGATTAACACGCTGGGTGTCAGTAAGGTTACTTACAGTTACACCTACAGCACGCTTGAAGTCCCAATCGTTGCTACCCGGAGTGTATGGAAGTTGAGAACCCATCCAAGCAGCTTCAGGGAATTCTGTATCAGCAGTTGGCAGATAAATACCATAAGTGCGGTCAGCAGTTTTAGCATTAAGTTTGTAGGCAATATCAGTGATACCAGTAGTAGGCGCTACAGTATCAGCAGTCGAGGTGCCATACAGCTTACGACGTGCGTTAATAGCATCACTCAGGGCTTCTACATCAGCAGAAACATGAGTCTCAGATACAATACCATACCAAGTGTTATTCTCTTGCTCTACAGCTTCAAGGGCTTCAACCCAATCTTCAGTAACAGTGTTGACACCAACAAGGTTAGTGGAAGCTACTACACTCCAAGGACTACCAAGCACGGTGGTAGTCAGGATCAGAGTGGTGGTGCCAGTTACGGTAATGCCTACAGGAGAACCGATAGCTGCTTTCAGGCCAGTTACAATAGTAGTAGCAGTAGCGCCTGCACCAGAGGTAAAGGTAAAAGGAACACCATTCAATGTGACCGAATATAAAGTGTTATCAGCAACAGTTGGGGTGAAGGTTACAGCATCTACTTGGCGGCGGCCTACAACAATAGAAGGAGGCACAGCACCAACGGACGATTGACCAAAGAGCTTGGTTGCAATCTTATGAACGTTACTAGTGGACGCAAAGTCATCACCTACAGCCGTAATGTCGGTATAGGTACGAGTACGTTCAGAGAAATTTGTAAAGGTTGCCAGAACCAACGGAATCTGGAAACTTGCGGTGGCTACAGCAGTAGACTCGCGGGTAATCGTAATAGAAACGATTTGATCAAGTTCGCTCACAGGCTCACCTCTTTGTAATTAAAAGACATTCGTTAATCCTTATTTTGTTGTTTAACTGCGGCATACGAATGCCTTCTTACGGAATTATGATACCTTCAGGAACTGTAAAAACTCCTGTTTGTTCTGAATCTACTATTACAGACTCCACCCAATCAACAAGTTGTATCGTCTGAACAATATAATTAAACGTCACATCCATATTGTGATATTCAACCCACTTAGTATCTCTCTTTTGCGGAGCCCTACGTATTTGACTCTTACGCATTAGCCCCAACTTGTTCTTCTTAAGTTCTTCAAGAGATACTGGATTGTTGTTAATTCTTTGTGTAAAGCTTTGAGCCATGTCACCAGACAAACTACCAATAAAACTCATCTGCACTAAGATTTCATAACAGACTTGAACAGGCAGGAAGTAGCCCGTACTCTCACTAAAGTGAAGTCCCCATTGCTGATCAAAACCAAAGGCTTCTGGTGCAGTTGAGATGCTTGCAAGAGTGGATGTACTGTGATGGCCAATTTGGTTAATGCTGAGAATATTGATTACAGCGTAACTTTCTGCTGGTTCAGTACCCCCAGAATTACTGAAGATCACAGGTGCAGTAGGAAACTCACTTAGGGAAGCTAATGCTGCTGTTCGTATTGCTTTTCTGACATCGCTGTACGTTCCTGCCATTAATTAGCTCCTTTCTTTTCTACTTTAGCTGTCACGTTAGCAATCAGCTCGCTGGAGTTAACCAATGGGTCATCGAAACCTTTAAGCTCAACTGTGAGTGGTGCGTTAGGTGGTGTATCCCAATCAAGCATTACTTTACGAAGTGTGCGTTCAAAGTTATTGGTGGTTTTCTGCATAGCTGTTAGGACAGATTCACCCTTGAGTACAGCAACCACCATATCCTTGAAATCATCCTTGTTAGCACCAGCTTTGAATGCGCCGGGAAGACCCACTGTCATGAAGGGTCGTGGAGGAGTAATTGCACCGGGAACTAGAGAGTTACTTCCATTGATATGACCCTCGTTGTTCCACTGAGCAACCTGAGCCATCTTTAGGTTATCGTTGTCAGTACCATATTGATTCTCTTCAAACCAGCCTAATTGAACTTCGTGAGATTCTGCTTTAAGGAAATTCTTTTTAAGTTTCTCCCAGCCAGATTTATCAACCTTAAGTTTAAAGGACATTTGCACATCCTTTAGTTTGGGGTGAGGCTTTCGCGAGCAGCCCAACCCTTCCAATGATCAATACACGAATCCTTAAACCTATAAGTCTTCATGATTTTGAAAGTATATGGAACACCTTCAATGATAGAGTCCCACTGAAATTCATCGGCATCAAACCCAGCCGATCCCTCAACTTGAGAGCGTAAGTTGTGAGTGTTGCAGTAAACTTTAAGCCACTCTCTGGAACGATCTGATTCTGGGAACTGTAGAAGCTCAAAAGGTTTTACTGGTTGGACTTTTAGTCCGGCAGTAAATGTCTCTGTAGTTCCTTCTACCCAATCTCCGTCTACAAAGGAGCCAGCACTTCTGCGAGTGATTTCTACATCAGTAAACTTAATAAGGTTAAATTTTAAAGCCATAACTTAACCTCATCAGATTACAATAAATTCAATGCCGAAAGTGTCTGAACAACCGCAACCTTCGTGACATTTATTATCCCAATCACAAGTTTTAATTTGCGTTAGTTTAGGACGGACATTATCTGGATTGCTGTTGTTGGCACATACTTCAGACCACGAAATACCACCAGCCCATGGCATCATGCCATTAGGAAGGTTAATTATTGGGTTATCAATAACATTCTTAAGAGCTGCGAGATACTGAGTAGACAGGGAATTCCATATTTCCTCATCACCAACTCTTTCGCGAGTATTGTAGCCAGCAAGTTGAAAGCTAGCACTAATAGCAGCCATCCTAGCAGCCAGTTGTACGTTTCCATTATTCTGATCAAGGAAGAATTGAATCTCATCGTCCGTAAATAGCATATAAAAGGGTGATGTGGGCGTATCACCGATCAAAAGCCTAACCTGTTCGACAGGCGTCAAAGCCATAGTATTTCTCCAAATAAATGTTGTACTTTCTAGATAACTTATATTTACAATCTCTGTACAATTCATCTAGAATTTGTTTAGAGTATACTTTGCTGCAAAGACTGAATACGTGGAGAGTTCCTTTCACGTAGTAGTTAGGTTTGCAGTCGGGGAATAATGATTTACAATACTCCCCAAAAGCCTCCACTACCTCTTGACTTCCAACCAAACCAATCTCGTTTGAAGATTTAGAAATAGATCCATCACCCTCAATCATTCCACGCCAAAAATGTCGGTTATATTTGAATACTTCAGGACAAACTTCTTTAGCTGATTTACGCTGTGACATCCCTAATGCAACTAGTCGTTCTGTCATTAGATCGTGTTTAAAATAGAAAGAGGCTCGATTGTACACAGAACCATTCCGTGAATCTGTATGAGTACCAACTGAGATTTTATTTTCAGTTCCTACATAAGCTTTGAGATTCTCCAAAACTTCAATGTCTTTAGAGTTAATCGCAACTACCATCGCGTTATTTGTATAGCAGCCATCGCTCAAGAGCCATCCATAGAAGTAGGCGCAATCTTCTTCGGTTGTATCTAAGAACGCAGAATCATTAGCGTGTTGTTCTCTGTAAAACTTAAGTGTCTTTGGTTCTACTTCAAACTTCTTAAAGACTTTCCTAATATCTTGGATACTACATTCTTTCAGTTTTTGTATCTGACGAATTGAGTTACCTTGATCGTAAAGTTCGACAATTTCAAGTTCAACTTCTTCAGACAAGCCTTTTGATCGTTCTTTGTATTTCAATTTGGTTCACTCCTAAATAAATTCAACTTGTATTCTAGCATCTATTTAAAGGAATGAAAAGGGGTTTTGACACCCCTATAATTTTAGCTTGCAGGCATAATACCAGCAGTAATCAACTTGGTGAGCAGAGCATTATAGGCTACAGTTACAGCAGCCAAGGTTGCAAAGTCAGGGGATTGTTGAGCAGTAAAAGTAATCTGTTTTACGATACCAGCAGCAGCGGTGGTCGCAGCAACAGTACCAATAGCAGTACGTGCAGCAGCAGCATCTGTGGCAGTCAGTACAGCACGGCCAACAGTAGTAGAGTCAGTAATGTCAGCGGCTTGTACGGAACTACCACCAGCATTAATTTGTGCAGCCAAATCGTTTACAGCTACAATGTAGCCAGCCCCAACAACGGGAGTAATAGCCATTTGAATCTCCTAAATAATGAGGGCTATATTTCAAACCCTCTTATTATAAGCTCTTATTTAAGGAGCAATGCTTACACGTACAAGTGCTTGTGGGCGCAGTACGGCGTTCATGAAGTTCGATTCAGACATGATTTCAATGAAATCGTCTTTTTCGTTCATGTATTCGAACCAGTAAGCCTCAGAAGCAACTTGGTTCACGGTAGCAAAACGGTTAGCCGGAGCATAGTAGGTTTTGAACAGTGCTTCAGATGCAACCTGTGGGAATACACGGCATTCGCCAGCAGGGATGTAAGGAACGGTGGCGCCAGTGTTACGATCAACATAGCTGCCACGGTATTCGATCCAGAGGATACCACCGTAGTAGAAGTTGCGATAACGAGCGTCAAGACCAAACACGTTAGCAGTCAGACGACCATTCAGAACAGCAGTACCTTGGGTTTGGCTGAAGTACTTGTAAGTATCAACAACAAACGGGTGGGTAATCAGGGCATTGAAGAAGCTTGGCGAGCAAACTGCAATCAAACCATCAACTACTGCACCAGACTGAACACCATCTTGTACAGCTGCAACAATTGGCTCAACTTCAACCAGTGGATCAGCGGCAAGGTTGGTCAGGTCCATAGTCAGTTCGGTACGGGTAACACCGAACTCGTTGTACCAGTTGATAGTGCTGCCATACGAAGTAGCCAGAGTCCCACTAGGAGCGTAAACACCACCAGTTACCATCAGTTGAGCACGAGCAGCCTCAAGAGTCAGTGCGTGGTTCATACGCATTTGAATCATTTTACGACTACGAGTAGACGCCACGGATTCAGTTTGGATACCAGCAAACACGTTATCCCACGAAACAACACCGTCGATGTCGTTAGGAGTGATTGCATCGTCCAGAGGGAAGTGGGGAATACTTGCAGTCAAGTACGAACGGGTTGGACCACGGGAAGCGTTGTTACGTTCATCCCAGTTACGGTCAGGAATCAGACCTTCGTTCCAAACAGTGCGAGGAACCAGAACGGTTTTCTGAGACTTGGCTTCGGTGTCGAAAATACCCAATTGGTTAAACAGGCCCCATTGGTTAGGGACAATGTTAACGGTTTCGGATAGGTCTACTACGCGGTTGAAATCCTGCGGATTATAAGAAAGTGGCATATTAGTATTAGTCCTTAGATAGTGATTTCAACAATTACGCCCTGTTCTTTCAACAGGTGACGCAGTGCTTCAAATTGTGGTGCGCTCAGGAACCCCGAGGTAGCGGTTTTAATCAGGTAATCTTTCAGGATCACGTTGTCACGAACATAACCAACAGCGTTGTCAGTAGTGTCAGCAGCCAACAGAGTGAAACCTTGTGGTTTTGCTTGGTAACGATCACCGAACAGAACAACAAATTCGTTAGTGGTAACGAGTTGGGAAGCGTTGCTCAGAAGAGCATATGCAGTGTCAGTTGCAGCTTTTGCCCGGAAAGCAACCATGCCCATAACAACTGGGGTATCGGAGGCTACGTCAACAAACACAACTTCGCGAGCATAACCAACACTAGGATCACGTTCGTGAACTACAAGGTCAGACAGTTGGGTGAAGCCACGGGTTACTAGAGGCATTATTTAGCACCTTCTTTTTGAAATTGAGCTTTAAGTTTTTCGGCGGTAAGATCAGCGCCTTGGGGTTTTTCTGGTTTTACTTCAGCGCCTTGACCACCAACTTCACCCATCAGGGCAGATTGATCAATAACTTCAGCTTGTGCTTTAAAGCCTGCGACAACTGCTTCAAACGATGCATCATCCAGAATAGACAGAGAAGCAAGCAGTGCATCTTGTTTAACGGCTGCGAGTGCGGTTTTACGGGTAGAAAGTTTAGCTTCTACTTTTTCAGCTTCTAGTTCAGCAACTTTGGCTTTGAACGTAGAGAGTTCAGAACCTTGAGTTACGAGGGTGGCTTGGAGAGTTTCTTTAACAGAGGTAAGCTCTGCAAGTTGCTCTTGGGACGCAGTAAGCTGCGCTTGCAATTCAGCAAGTTGGGTCATATCTAGAGTTTCCTCTGTTGGCTTATTAAATTTAAAAATGCGATTACTCACAGAACTTCCTTCTTTATTACTTTGGGCTTCGCCCGACAGGTAAGAGTAAAAATCTTCTTGTGTCATTACCTTATCAGCTAGGCCCAAGGCAATTGCATCTTCCGCAAGGAAGGTGTTTGCTTGAGTATTCCTAACTGCTTCTACAGACAAGTTACGATGTTCCGCAACATACTCTGTAAAATCTTTGTAGAGAGCATCTACTTTATATTGCAAGTCATCCAAGAACTCTTTACGGAAAGAGCCATCTTCAGCAAACGGAATCTTTTCAGTTCCTGCTGAGATAAAGCTACGTTCATAGCCTTTCATTTCAAGGGCTTTGGAATCATTCATCAATCGAATCAGAACACCAATAGAGCCAATCTCTGAATTCTTATTAGAGATGATTTCATCGGAGATAGCAGTAAGACCATAGGCAGCAGAGGCAGACAAACCGTCAACATAGGAGATGATTTTTACACCTTTTTCGTCTGCTTTTTTACGCAGATAATTACCAGTGTCCATCATACCGTAAGCTTCACCACCACCAGACTCCACCATAAAGGCTACAGTCTTTACACCTTCTTCAAGGAGGGCCTCAAAGTCTTCCTTAATACTTTCGTAAGATGTGCCACCACAAAATGCTTCCCAACCAGTTGACTTGTTAGTCAGTGGGCCAGAGATATGAATTACGCCAAGATTAGATTCTGCATAATGCAGAGTGCTATACATGGAGAATTCACTATCAGCTTTTGGTGTTACATCAACAGTTCCTTCGCAACGCTTATCTACATAGTTCAGAATAGATTCAAAACTTTTAGAGTCCACTAGGAGAGGAGTGTCGAACAGCTTCGACCTAAGTCGGGCTAATTCATGGGCCATAAATGGACTCCTTTATGAGTTTTCAGTGTTCCCAACAGAAGCATCATCGCCTCCGTTTGGACTAGTTGAAGTTCCTTCACCTGCTGTTGCCATACCTTCACCTGCACCAGAAGAGTAAGTTGTAAGTTGTTCCCTCACATCTTCAATATTTTCAGTGCCGTAGAACGGACAAGGCATACCAGCTTGATCAGCAATCCAGTTGATCGTATCAGCGTCTTGCGACATAAGGCCAACAGAAGCAACTCGCTGAATGAACTTGGACAATACATCGAGGTCTTGCTGTGCCAGCTTACCGAAGTCGAAATAAGGTGTTACTGTGGTATCCCAACCATTCAGAGCGAACAACTGAGGAATGAGGTCATGGTTAAGTTGATCCCGAATCTCAATCAGCTTGGCTTCAATTGCCATCTCAGCTACAGATACTTTACTTTCTGCAAGCGAGAACGAGCCAGAACCGTTATTACCAAGGCTAAGAAAATCAGCAAACAAACATGTCAAGATTTCTTGTGCGTAGCGAGAGATAATCGCACTTGTATCAAAGGCTTTCTGTCCAGTAACAGATACAATCTCAAACGAAAACTCTTTGTTGCCGTCAGAATTCTGTACCATTGGTAGAATAAAGCCCGACTGCTCAGCTACAGCAGCATTACGCATCATCTTCTTATAATACTCGTAAACAGCCTTATCTTCTGGAGAAGCATTAGGATCCATATAACGAGGAGGAAGATAAAGAACTTTGAAGCCTTGCATATCTTGGGATACACCGATTGCCTCTGATTCCTCAAAAGCTTTCTTGTACTTCCAAGACTCCCAAGCACCTACAAGTGGACTTTGCCCATTTGGGTCATCTTTAACGCTACCGTTACGAAAGAGTAGGAACTTTTTACGTGGGATTTTAACTTTATCCCCGTAGATACTGTCTACACCGTCGTAAGTGAACTGGTTCAACCCCGTAGGTTTAATAATCTGTTGCCATACACCAGAAAGGTCACGACCTTCGTTTTCCCACTCCCAGCCTATAATAGAGTCTTGTGCTCGCTGGGGGAGTTTCTTAAGCCCAATCAAACCATCGTCATATTTAGATCCGTTGGACTTTTGGCGTCTGCGGTAAACCTTTTCTTGGACATCAAAACCATAACGATTAAAGCTAACAACTTCTTTGATGAATTGATTCCACGAGTGGTCCATATCATCTTTGCACTGGGAGACAAATGTTGCTTTTGCTTTAAGCTCTTCTTCATAACCTTCAGGAATTTTCACAGTCCAAGGTACACGAGCAATCATCATTTCAACTAAGTTCAATGCAGGAGCAATTGTACCGTCTTTTGACATCTTCTTGAAAGTGTTGATTGCCCAAGGCCAGCGAAGCTCGAAAGCGCATTCATCGAATACTTGACCACCCGAAACCTTAAGTGAATTGAAGCCTGTCTCTCCCAACTTCAATCTAATGGGTGTATTTTCACCCGTACTAAGGGTTTCTGTATTTTCTTCAGCCATGAAGGCTCCTTAGCGATTAAATGGATTTTTAGTTGAGAGGTCAGCAGTAACTAGACCACCAAGGAAGTTTCCGATATGTATCTTTTGAGCCAACGTAATGAAAGCATCACTAGTTGCGTCAACTTGCATTATCTTAAATAAGATTCGTTAATTCTTATTCAGCCTCTCGGCTGCTATACATCGCTGTATAGAGGAGACTATCTCTTCAAACAAAATTGTTTGCCCACTGCTTCGCTTCACTTGAAGCTACTCTACTCACTTCCATCTTACAGATGTGTTTTCGATAGTCGTTACACGTTCTCATTTCTGAGCTTCGCTCGGTATTGTCTCAAAGAGAGGTTCACCGAATTCAATGGGTTTATAGACGACCAATATTTAAAAAATCGTCTTTAATATTTCGACTTCCGTCAAAGCCTTCCAGTTCAAAAAAGTAAGCTTCGTTCCAAGGGCCTTCAACATAGTCTACAAGTCCGGCTTCAGCAGCAGATGCAAAAGGCTGGAATCTTGTTACTTTAGATTTATTTGAGGGACGCATTCTGGAAGAGAAGCCTTCCTCAATCAATTCTCTAATCATCATTTGACCAGCAGCTTTACCAGCTTGACCGGGCTCTTGAGGCAGAATGATTTGAGTGTTTTCAGGATCATCTTTTGCTGTTTGTATAATCCTCTGCATCACCTCACCGAAGCGTGCTCGGAATCTAACAGAGTCACAAACTATGTACCTGCCTTGTTTTGTCTTGCCAATCAGTACACCAGCCGTCCAGTCAGGATTAGGCAGGCTATCTGATGGCAATGAGCCAGCTATATCCCAAGCCCTGCAATATGAAACAATCTGCTGTTCATGTTCTCTAACTGGCGTCACGAACTCACGTTTAAAGAAGCCGCTGGAAGATTCTCGCACAAACCAGTTACCTTCCAAGAGCCGCTGACGCTCGACTCCACGAAGTCCTTTCAGCCAACTAACATATTTTGGGTTAACTTCTTGAACAATTTTGTTATCGTAAACGTTGGCACTAATAAAGGTAAAAGACAGAGCATCTTTTTCTTCAATACCGTACTCTTCCCAAAGCTGTTGTTTTGTATCTCCCCAAACAAAGTCACCATCCATAAAGGAAAAGTAACGAATAATTCCGTCTTTATCTCTATCTGGTGTTCCGTCTGCTTTCAAATAAGGCTCAACCCACTTTCGTAGCCCATGATCGGCTGATGGGTTGCATGTGATTTTTAGGTGGGGTTTTACTGAAGGACAAGATGGGTTACGCATACGAGACATGATATATTGAATCATGTACATCGTAAATTGAGTTCCCTCATCTATATAGAAAAGATTTGCTTCACTACCTTGCCAGTTTACATCGGCTTGGTCGTTCTCAAAGTGCTTAAGATAAATCTCAGCGCCTGATTTATGAAAAACAAACTTACCATCTTTAGCTCGCCAAGTATATTCATCTGAATTATAAGCTTGGTTAAAAATCCTTCGACACTTCGTCAACAACCCACCGGGACCATTTAGTTGGGGAGTTGTTCGACGAGTCATTACGCCAATAAAATTTGGAATGTCTGTATACTTCAGAAAATCAATTACTCCGATTTCTGACTTACCAGAACCTGCTGCCATTAAGTTATAGAGTTCGTTACACTCTCTTCGCTCTCGCAAAGGATCGGACTATATCTTCTACTTTCGTAGCCCCCCGTTTCGATTGCACTTGCAACCTACTCGCCTACATTCATCAGCGTTAGTCTCTACACGTTACTTATAAATAAGTCTTCGCTCGGTATTGCCCACGTCTTTACGTTTGGGTTTCACCGAATTAGAGGGGTTTTAATTGGAGGCGCTAAAGTTCACCACCAAACAGCGTCACGTCAGCTTCTGACACACAGTACATATGCTGACGTTTTCCGCAGGGTCCGGGTAGCACCTTTTCAGGTTCACTCATTCTTTATTCCGTCCGAAATATTTAATCTCAGCGGCTTCACGAGCTTTAACTGCTTCTTCAAAAGTATCAAACCTTCCAAGACCAATTACTTCGCCCATGTATCCGATTTGAGAAGTCCATTTACCACGTTCTTCACTCCAACCAACTCCAGTTCTACCTGATGTATTGTGGGATTTGATTCGTGTGTTATATGACTGGTTACTCTTAGTGTCCCACTTGCAATTCTCTGGAGAATAGTCTTCGTTAACTTCAATTCGTTCAAGAGTAAGACCGTTACATGGTCCCATATCTTCGTAGAAGTTAATAAAGCCTTGAGGGGCAGCTTCTAACCAACGCTCACAAATACCAATTCCTCGACCACCGTAGTAATCAAATCCTGTATCGTTTGGGTTGGTACATCTGTTTAACATTTCTCGGTGTGACCTGTATTCAGGACTTTTCACCATCCCATGCTTTGTAATTTTATCTTCAAGGTAGCAACCACAAGATAATGTGTGATTCCTAAGAAGATTACTTTGCTGTACTATAAGAGTATTACCGCACTCACAAGCACAGAGCCACAAACCCTTACGTTGGCCAGATGGCTGAACTTTCCAACCATCAAAGTCTAGTACGGTAAGTCTCTCAAACACTTGACCAGTCAAATCTTTTCTTGGTCTTTCCAGCAAAGGTCTTACGTTAACTACTTCATTCATGTTTTAGTCTCTTATTAAACTAAGATAACTGTGTGCCTCACGGCAAGACATGAGTATAGGAGCGTTTCACAACGTGTCCTGAATAGGGTGAGGGCGTCATCCCGACGAGCCTCATGTTGCTGCAAGCAGCGAACTCTTTATTGAGTAACTTTAGAAGCCTCTACAGCTTCAATGTACTCTTTGATCATAAGGCGTTTATCGCGGCCTTTGATGTTACGGCTGGCCAGAATTGGACGGATATCCTCGATAGGCATAGCTTCAAGTTGTTCTTTGGTATAAACCTTTTCACTCAAAGCTACCGGGATAGCATTCACACCCGGAGTATTTTCGAGTGTTACAATGCCTTCAACTTGAAACACTAGCTCAGCCGCATAAGGCAGTCCCTTCAACCGTGGACATGTACGCTCTTTCAGCGTAGCGCCTTTAGCCCCAAGTTCAAGTAGTCGCTCTACAAAAGTTACAGGGTTTGTTGCTGTTACATTAATATTTTGAGTTGCCATTTAATTTCTCCCATGTGTTTCTTTCTTTGATGGGAGAATTTTAGCAACTTTTATTCTCAAAGTCAAGCTTTTACAAAATATATTTGATTTATTTTCAAATTGCCTTATTGAAGCTACTTATATTTCAAAGTAGCTTTGTAAAACAACTTATTAACTACGCTGTAAACGTCTCACCAATCGCTATAACATGAATTACAGTGCCGTCTGGAACTGTCCTCGCTGTGCTTCCAAGCAATGCCAAGTTAGCCCAACGTGTACCGTAGCCGGAGGCTGATGTTGTGGTTGGTGCTGTACTCAAACTTGCATCAGCTCTATCGTAAACGTTAGCTGAAGATAGTTGAGCTGTTGCTTGGACTACAGGAGCACTTACAAAACCTGCCTGAGAGTAATCTACTGTCCAAGCTCCACCGTTAGTGGTGGTTGTTCCAACCCAAATTAAAGGGGAGCGTAATTGAGCATTACCGCTCCACACAAATGCTGCTGGATGTTCACCTGCCATAACTACATGACCTCATATTGAAAGATATAGTAAAAGTCATGTGCAGCAGAAGATCCTGACACAAACCGCAATGATGTCCTATCTGCCGCCACATCTGCAAGTACTGCTGCTGATTGACCGGCTACTTCTGGACAGACCGCTGTACCTGCTGCATCTTCTAGACTAAGAAAGTTAGAAGCAATTGGAAGTGACATGCCTAGAATAGTATCTTGGTTGTTACTGGTTGGGTCAATCGATACACGCCCGGACACCGTAATCATATTACCAACCCTGTTCCATCTTGCGGGAAACGAGGAAGAAGCTGCAATATTAGCTACGTTAAACAATGTTGGTGTATATGTACCAGCAGCTAACGTTGGAACCGTCAGAGTAATATCATTGGCGTTTAAAGTAGCACTGATACCCCCTGTTGCAATAATACTCCTAAACTCAAGATTACCAATGCTGTTCTGTTTGTAAACAGCACTACCACTGCCGAGAGAGCTAGCAGACTTTACAGTATAACCTGTGGCTGTAAGATAACTTTGTACGCGACCATCATTGTAATAAAGGCTGCCACCTTCAGGAATGTTCGTAGTCGTTAGAGATACGTTTCCAGTGAGGAGGTTAACGCTCTGTACTGGCGCAGCAGCACTGGCTTCAACAGTAGTTGTATACTGAGGATGGGGATCGACAGCAGCATTGTGCTGAGACATCTTCAAATCAATCGAAGCTTGCTGAGCAGTGGATGTTGGTTTGTTTGCATCCGACGTATTATCTACGTTACCAAGACTAAGAGATGTCTTAGAGACGACCACATCCCCGAAGGCTCCATTGACCGTGTTTACAACGTCTTCAATGGCACTTTTACCGAGCTTATTTGGACTGCTCAGCGACTCTAGCTTAGTTTTGATATCAGAGGCAGTGTAAGTATTCTCGGTGATTACATCAACAAAAACACCCTGCTGAATCATAGCTGTAAAATAAGGGATGTTTGAAGCATTGCCCTTTAAAGAAACTGTGTCAGCATAGATTTCAAATTTGATGAGCATCCCGGTTTCAAGGTTGAGGGGTGTATCACCAAAAGCAACTACGTTGTCTCCAAGTGTCCAGTTAAATCCACCAAAGCCTTCTTCCCACGCCTGACGACTAGGAAAGTATTTCAACGCTACGCCATTACTAATAAGGCTGATCTTAGCCCTTACGTTAGTCATAGGTGCGTAGGTGCGGAACTTCAGGGAGTGGCTACGAGCGGTATTTTGTACTGTGTAGTTAAAGATAAGTGGATTATCTGGGATGTTGGTAGTATCTACACCCTGAGCTGCAAACTCAGCGGCGGCAGTTGTCAAGTAGAAAATATGTGGTTCTGAAGATGCGGCTGTAGGTGGTGTGTAGAAGTCAACTACGGTGTAAAGATTACCGTTGATATGGTTACTAAGACCAAGGAAACCACTTACTTCGGAAAGCGTAAGTGCCTCACCAAACGTAATAGAGCCAGATTCTACTGTGAAGCCGGGAGGTGCTAGGATAGCTCCACTCTCAAGCACTCGCATATTAGAACCAGCGAAGGAACCAGAGATTGTCTTGTAGGGAATTTCACCTACAGGGACATCTATCAACGAGGCAACTTCACCCGGAAGACCTTGAAGAAAAGGAGTGTAGTCAAACCAAGCACCAGAAAGCCTACCTTGTGCTCTAGTGGTGCTGCCCTCAACTGTCGTATAAGTCAGACGAATGAGATAAAAGCTATTACTATCGTAGATAACTAACTTAGATGGATTAGCTGAAAAATAAGTATCTCGTGCAAGTTCTGCTGCTGCTTGGTCAACACCATCAAATGTGTTTTCTGTAGGACCAAGTCTGTAGCCACCTCGTGTACTAGGAAATTCACTGATAGCCATAATTACACGGTATCCTGTGATACGTGGAGACGACCTGTGCCGAAAGCCCAAAGACCTTCAGAAGCATTCTGGACACTAACAGATTTACCGGGATAAATGAGGAAACCATCACGATCTGATGCCGGAGGAGCTACAGTGGCGATCTGTGCATAAACAGGCGTAGAGGACTTGTTCTGTAGAATTAGTGGTGTACCAAGGATGATACTGGTAGCTGTATAGATATCTTGATAGACAACACCAAGAAGGTGTACGTCATTTATAGTTGCCGTCATTGCTTATCTCCCCTAAAGAGATGACCCTTATGGATCTTATTGTTATTGTTACAAAGGGGAATATACACTTCAACTGTGCAAACAGTTGTATATTGAATAGTTGACTGATGCCACGCTTGCCTGCATTCAGCCGTGAAGTCCAGAGTGACTTCCTCTCCACAACGAAACATCTAAGATGCTCGTAAATTGATGCTTAAGTAGCGATCACACTTTACAACAGGCATCCGCCAGAATGCCGGGGGTGTGGGAACTAGGATTCCCGATACCAGACCGAAGCCTGATTCTTTTACTCATCGTCCTCATCTGGTGCTTCATACACCAAGGACAAACGAGGTTTTAATTGAGCTTCAATTTCTTTTGGGGTTTCTTCACCAGCTTCCAAAGAATCCTTAACCTCAAACTTGAGTTTGTTATAAGAGATTTCTTCAGCGTTAGCTGATTTGGATACTGTCACAATGCTGTTGACCAACCACTTACTAGAACCAAGCTGCTCTGTATCAATAGATTCACCATTAATACTTTTCTTGATATTCTCAAGAGCTTTATCTTTCATTTCCAGAAGTTGTTCTTCTAGAATGCGAAGTTTGCTCTTAGTGATACGCTTACTATTTCCACCAGTCGTCTTACGGTTAGATTTACTACCGTTGAAACGTGTTTCTGGACTTGGGTTCTTTCCAGCCATCTGTATTTACCTATAATTTGTGATTTTCTAAAACTAACTCGGCAGGACATAACCTGCAATATTGCTGAGCAAAGAATTAGTTTTAGAAAATCCTCTTGAAACCGATAGGAGAGGATCGGTCAAAAGGATGAAAGACTTTAGGGAGGAGAGGGAACCTAAGTCTTTAAGATGCTGAAGGAAGAGGAGAGAAAAACTTCAGCGTTTGAAGACATCAATCTTAAAGGAATTTAGACTTGTATGATGTCGGGTGAAGTAGTTCTGGTATTATGTACCGCCAGAACGGTAACATCATTGTACACACTGGTACACGATATGGTGCCGCATGTGCGGGCTACGGCAGAATTGATAGAATACTCTATTATTTTATGCCCTGTCTTTGCTCCGTGTTCAGCTCCATGCTGACTCTGCACCGAAGACTCTATGTTCACGTTCAACACTACAAGTCCTTAAAGGAGATTTAACAAATGTCGTCACACTTGAGAGATGGTCTACCATCGTTTTACAACAAGTGGCTCAGAGGCCGATACAACACAAAGATATGGTTTGTATTTATCAAACAATCTCGTGGAAATGATGCATAAGTTGCAATCACACTTTGTAGATGCTGCTAGACTTGTATGGCTCTCGTAGTCCACCCTTGTTACTCTAGCATCCCAGTTGAATGGACTGAGCCTACTCGTCAACGTACTACGCCGCGTATGAACGTAGTATCCGTATCTGATGTTTAGGAATTGCACCTAACTAGCTAAGCAATACCCTTGGAACATCCACTTTCTACATCCGAGTTGAACGGATCAAGGACAGCCGCATTCACAACTAAGCACATCAAATTCTTTTAACAAGTAATCTGAACTGGATTAAACTTCCAATAATTCTCATCCCACTGCTTACCACTGCTTACCACTGCTTACCACTGCTTACCACTGCTTACCAATTAGATCAACTGGCTTAGGACGCAGAGCTTTAAGAATTTCATCGTAACTAGGATTCTTGTATTCCGCCCTATC